AATGAGGCTAGTGACCATGAAGGGCAAATGGCAAAGTCACAGTTAGAGCGTTCTATGGAATACGCAAAAATGATTTACAAAATAGTTGACAATGTTGGTGATGGCGGTGAGGTTCAAATGCCGGCTTGGGTTCAATCTAAACTCACTAAGTCTATGGATTACTTACAAAGTGTTTACAATTACTTTGATGGTAAAGATGGACTAGATGATAAATCACAATGATTAAATTAAAAGATTTGATAGTTGAAAAGAAAGCAGATAAGAAACTATTTGATAAAGTAGTGAAAGCCTTAAAGGGTGTGCCAGTTCGAGCTACAATTCATTTGGATGATGAGGATAGATTAACTATAGCTTTAGGTAGAGATTATTTCGAAAAGAAGAATCCTGAAGGCAAGGGTGATTTAACCGATATGGTGAGTAATAGATTAAAAAAAGCTGGTATTCAAAAAGGATTTCAAACACCAAATGAAATCAATGTAATGGCGGATTCATCTACTATCGGAGATAAAAGATATACTAAAGCACAACACAATATAAGAGGTGGTATTTAGTCTAATCGTAAATTTATGTTACATAACTGTAACATAGTAAACCAAAATGTTACACATTCTAATCCTTAATTTTTGTTAAGGATTTTTTTTATTCAAGTAAATACCTGTACCACAATTGTTTACAAAAACTAAGAAGAAAAAGTTTTCAATATTCGCAAGTTTGGTACAGTAATTGTACTATATAAGTGTTAATACTAATCTTAATTAAGGAGAACATAATGTTCAAAACAATACAAAAACATCTAAAGGGTAGAAGTGGGCAGTCACTTGCCGAATTTGCAGTAACAACTGCTATGATGGCTACACTTGCTACAACTGCCGCACCTAAATTTTCAGGAGTTGGAGAGGGTGCAAAGGAGAAAAAAACATTAGCTGATATCGATAAGATAATGAAATCAGCTAACAATTTTTATAACGCTAAAGTAACATCAGAAGGTCGTGGTAGATTTCCTGGTCAGGTAAAGTATAACGAAAGTGTGCCTGATGATAATGGTGGATATGCTAACGAAGATTTACTTCTCTCAAGTATCGATGTATTCGAAACTTATGAAAGTGAAGAGGCATCACAATGGGCTTCTGTGTTTGGAACTGACAATTTAGAGTCACCAGCACCTCAAGGTTCTTCTGTGAATGTATCAGAAGATGATAATGGTGATGGTTCATTTGATGTTTCAGCTGGTGCTGAAGAGTTCTTAAATGAGTTTGGTGGTAATGCTATCAAATCACCTTTTCAGGACGGTCACTATATCTACACAGTAATTGCTGGTGGTGGAAGTGGACAACAATCCTATGCTCCAATTCTTTATATTGCAGATTTGGAAAGTCCAAAGAACTTTAACAAGAAATTACAACCTTAGAATCTAACGGAGAATACAATGAACAACAAAGGATTCACATTAATAGAACTAATAATGGTTACTATCATTTTAGGAATTCTTGCAGCCGTAGCCATACCAAGATATGTTGGTGTGGTAGACAAAGCTGAAGAAGCTGCTGAAAATGCAATAATTTCTTCTGTGAAAGCTGGTTTAGAAAATTACGCTGTTGAACAACTTCTTGATAACGGTAGAAAGAGTTGGCCTGACCATCCTTTTGCTGCTTTAGATCAGGTGCCAGTTGGATATGATTCAACAGATGTTGATAATGCTGATACCGATGGTGAGTGGACATACAATACCACAACTAACAAAATCACACACCAACGAAAAGATAACTCTCGTTATGCTTGGGCATACGACAAAGGAGTTCAATCAGGCGATAATGCTGGTGTTGGTTCAATTGGTGCTAGAGAAGCTATCGTAGATTAAAGGAGAAACCAATGAGAAACTCAAATGCTGGTTTCACATTGGCGGAGTTAGTAGTTAGTATTGCTTTGGTGGGAGTAGTGATGTCATTTGCTATTCCCACTTTTAGTAATTTAACTATGGATACCCAAAAGCAAATCAACCTTGCTAATATGTCAATCATAAAAGATTCATTTTTAAGATATTATCAAGAAACTCATATGAAAGGTAATCCACAGCTTCCAACTGAGCCAGAAAACAATTTATTAGATGAAGATTATTTTGAGTTAATACTCTCTGATGGTAGAACTCCTAATCATTTGTTTAGTGGAGATCTACCGCTCAACTCTAACAGAAATCCATTTAAATATGAAATAAAATCTGATACTTCTTCACAAGGATATATAACTAAACTATTTATCATTAGTGATGTGGATGAAGATAGTCCATCATATGAGGAATATGTAATCGGAGAAATCTAATGAGTAAAGGCTACACTATGATTGAATTAGTTATAGTGATTTTATTGATTGGAATTTTGAGTGTTGTATCTATACCAAGATTTGAAAAAAGAATTGAATTAGAAGAGCTTAAATTCGAAAAAGATTTTACATACAAAATTTGGGAAGAGTTAGAAATATACTCTGAGAAACAAAAAGAATTAACAGGTATTGAAAGTTGGCCTGAACATCCACTTTTAGTATTAGGTCGTACGAGAGGTGTCATTGTTACTTTTGATTTGGGATTACCAGATGAAGATAATGAATGGCAATTTGATGGAACTAAACTATATCATAGGAGAATGAATAATGAAATTTGGTATTTTGAATACAACCCTAATACTTTTTATTTGTCTGAACATCCAACTAAGCTATAGTCAAGATGTAACTCGTGTATCAGAATTTAAAACATCTACATTTAGAGGAACTGAATGTGATGATACCGAATATAGAAATTCTAATGGTAGACCTAATTGGAAGAATTACGGTAAATGGTTAAGTGAATGTGATTCTTTATCAACTACATACTATGATGCTGAATTCGCCATCAAGAGAAAAAAGAAACAAGAAGAGGAAAGATTAGCTAAAGAAAAAGAATTAGCTGAACCACTTGAAGATTTAGACTTAGATGCTATGTGGGAAAATACAGTTTGGAATGAAATAGAAAGTATAGCTGATGCTGAAGTTTATGAAACAGAATACATAACGGCTGTTGCTGGTGTTCGTGGAGCAGAAGCAGAAGACGAAGCATTAGAACATCTATATTACAGAAAAAGTATGAAAGGTTTAGCAAAATTAGACATACAAAAAGCATTAGGTAAATTAATTTTAAGAAGAGAAAAAATGTCAGACGACCATAAAGACATTAAAAAAATAGATGGTTACATATCTCAGTTAAAACTTAAATTGAAAAAAGTTTAAAAAAAAAGACAGTTTGGGATTTTTCGAATATATATATATTTATAAGTTTTTTGACAATTTGAAAATAGAAAGTAAAGAGAGTAATTAACTCTTTATGGGATTGCCTGAATAATGAGTAAACATAGAAGCTCATAAGGGAATCTACCAAGAAGTTGTGGTGACTATATCCACCTGCTAAATATCGTAGGTTGAAGCGATTCGTAGACATACGACTTGGAATGTACTTCTAGAATAACTAAAGAACACGATTCTTTGACTTTGTTGTGGGTAGGATAAAACCAAATCCCACTTAGTGGCTGAATTAATCTAAACTCAGAGAGATAAGGCAATAATACAGAGGTTGTACTCACTCTAATGAAGCTAACCACTTTGAAGAGAACTAAAGTAACTTTTAGGTATTAGGTACAAAGTAAAAAAAATCTGAGCTAGAAGTTGTAGGTAATCGTTAACCCTACATCCCCCGATTTTCAATTTTTATAACGGCTCCTAAATTTTTAGTTTCCACTATCTACCAAACTTAAAAAAGCTAGGAGCCGTTTCTACTTCTGACAAAATGTGTGATAGTGTGATAGTGGTGACAAAATGACAGACTTTTGAGTTTGGTACAGTTCTTGTACCATATATAGTATATGACAACCAATAAAAAAAATATCCAGAAAACAAGAAATAATGCTTGTATATTAGCAAAATTCTTCGTAGCTTTGTTTATATAATAAAGGAAATATATGAAAGATTCAAACACACTCAGAAACTTCAACCCAATGGCTCTTAGAGAAAAATACTCTGCTAAGAATCGTACAAATAATTATTCGTCTTTTTGGTTAGACAATGATATCAGTAGGACATCAATTTTTGATGAGGAAGAAACTAAGAAAGGTGTAGATTTAGTTGCACTGGCATCTTATCGTAGGGCTATCAGTAATTTCGTATCAATTGTTACTGGTGAGTCTGATATCAAAGTTACTTTTAATTCGCGTGGAGATAGTTATACAGATGGTAAAGCTGTTGTAATATCTTCTAAATTAGATGACAAAACATTCGACCCAACTGTTGGTTTGGCGTTGCATGAAGGTTCTCATATCAAACTCTCTAATTTTGATTTTCTTAGAAATCTTGAGAATGAGATTCCTCAGGAATATTTCAACAGAGCAGAAGTCTTTGGTTTTGATAGAGATGATGTCAAAATTAAATTGAAGGATTTACTTAATTATGTAGAAGATAGACGAATTGATTACTTTGTGTTTTCAAATTCACCTGGCTACAAAGGTTACTACCACTCAATGTATGATAAGTATTTTCATTCTAAAATTATTGATAAAGCACTTCAATCTGATGAATACACTTCTTTGGATTGGGATTCATATATTTTCAGAATTATCAATCTCACAAATAAAAACTCAGATTTGGATTCCTTACCTGGTCTCAAAAAAATCAGAAATCTTATTTTTAGTAATGTTAAATCTTTGAACTCTACTGAAGAGGCCTTTGATATTACACTAAAAGTCTTTAGTATTCTTTTGGACAACTTAGATGTTCAAACAGTAAATCCCACTGAAGAACCTGAAGAGGGTAATGGTGATGAAAATGTCGAAGGTAGTGAAAGTTCCGATAATGGTGAAAGTGTTAGTAGTTCTGATTCAGATAGTGGTGATAAACCACAACTTAGTGATAGACAAAAAAAACAGCTCGAAAATGCAGTTTCAAAACAGAAGAAATTTATGGATGGTGATATTACTAAGAAGAAACTTACCAAATCTGATAAGGCTGCTATGGATGCCGTAGAGTCTGCCGGAATGAGTTATGTTGATGTTGCTGGTGCTACTGATAGATGGACAGGTAAAAAGAGTCCTACTAAAGTTCTTATGGTAAAAAAATTCGATAAGGCACTAGCTGAATCTGATACAATTTCTATGATTACAAATCCATCATACCAATGGTCTTCAGAAGAGTACAAAGAATGTATTCAAAAGGGTTTAGTTATGGGAACTATCTTAGGTAAGAAACTTCAGGTGCGTGGGGAGTCACGTGAGACTAAGTGGACTAGATTGGATAGTGGTAGAATCGATAAAAGATTAATTGCTGAGCTTGGGTTTGGTAATGAAAGAGTATTCAACACCACCTTTGTTGAATCTTACTCTGATGCTTTCTTACATATCTCAGTTGATGCTAGTGGCTCAATGGGTGGAGATAAGTGGAGAAATACACAAACTGCCGTAACAGCGATTGCTAAAGCCTGTTCAATGATTAACAATGTTGATTTGGTTATTTCATACAGAAGCACACAATCAACTCAAATGAGTAGAAGAAGTCATAAGACAAGTCCATTGATGTTAATTGCTTACGATTCAAGAGTTGATAAGATTTCAAAAGTGAGAAATCTGTTTCATTTGCTTCGTCCATCAGGCACTACGCCAGAGGGTTTATGTTTTGAGGCTGTGATGAAAGAAATTGAAGTTGGTTCTAATGATAAAGATTCCTACTTCTTAAACTTTTCAGATGGTATGCCAATGTTTTCTAATGAAGACATTGATTACAATTACGACACAGCAGTCAATCACACTAAGAAAATGGTTGATTCAATCAGAGGTCGTGGTGTCAAAGTTCTCAGTTATTTCATCGGAGATAGTTGGGATAGGGATAGAGCTAGTTCAACCTTTACAAAAATGTATGGTTCAAGTGCTGAGTTCATAGATGTAACCGCAGTGCTTCCAATCGCTAAAACAATGAACAAAAGATTTTTGGAGAAATAAATGTCAGATAAAAAAGAAATAAAAGTTGGTGATTTAGTAAGAGTAAGAAAGACAGGTATGACTGGAATGTTCGAAGTCGTTTCAATAGATGGAGATAATTATGAGGTTATACAGAAAGAAGGGACTTGGACTTTCAAACTCAAAGTAAAATTAAATGAAATTAACAAATGATAAGGAAGTGGCTACATAATAGAAAGTACAAAACAGAGCCAGAATGTCAATGCGGTTGTAGAATGATACCAACCGATAGAAGTGGTTTTGATAATTATTGGAAATGTATATGGAATAATTGTACTTGGGAAGCTTTCACAACTTCAAGTTATAGGATTAGATTTTGGAAATCTTAAAAAAAACTGGAAATAATTTGATCTTTTCCTTGTATGTTAGCAAATTTATTCGTAGCTTTATATATGATTTTAGAGAAAAAACAAACAACTTAAAAAAAGGATAAAATAAGTTATGTCAAATACAATCGTAAAAATAGAAAAGTCAGGCAATAGGTTTAATGCTTGGGATGCTGATGGTAACAAACACACATCAGAAATTGGTACTTCTACCAGAAAGAAAGCTTACAATGCTGGTATGGCCTTAGAAAGAAGGACTGGCAAAAATGGTAGGGTTTATTGGTGGAAAGTTCCAATGGAAATGTTCGAAGCTACTTCTGCTCCTGTAATCGATGTTTCATCAGTTGATGTTCCTACAGATCATGCTGAAGTTCTTAACTTTATTCATAGTTCTTACAACCTAAAACCTGCTGGTTTGAAAATGAAAGAACTAAAATGGAAGTATCTTGTTCGCTCCGCCGTACGTGGTAAAAATATTTTGATGACAGGTCCTGCTGGATGTGGTAAGACTATGGCTGCTAAGTCATTGGTAAACTCACTTGATAGGCCTGATTTCTACTTCAACTTAGGCGCCACACAAGACCCAAGAGCTACCTTAATTGGTAACACCCACTTCGATAAGAAGAAGGGTACTTACTTTTCTGAAGCTCTTTTTGTTAAGGCTATTCAAACTCCTAACGCTGTTATTCTGTTAGATGAGTTGAGTAGGGCTCATCCTGACGCTTGGAACATTCTTATGACAGTTTTAGACAATGGACAAAGATATCTAAGACTTGACGAAGGTGAAGGTCAAGAAACTATCAATGTCGCTGAGGGTGTTACTTTTGTCGCCACCGCTAATATTGGTAATGAGTATACCTCAACCAGAGTTATGGATAAAGCTCTTATGGACAGATTCATAATTGTTGAAATGGATGTTCTTAATTCAGATGAAGAGCATGACTTACTTCAGTATATGTTCCCACATGTTGATGGTGACTTACTAAAGTCTGTCGCTGAGATTTCTTCACAGAGTCGTACAGAATCAAAGTCTGAAGCTGGTAGGTTGTCAACCGGCATTTCAACCAGAACTTCTGTTGAGGTTGCTGGATTACTTTACGATGGTTTCGGTTTGGATGAAGCTGCTGAAGTAACTATCTATCCTCAGTTTTCTGATGATGGTGGACTTGAGTCTGAAAGGACTTATGTCAAACAGTTAGTTCAGAAGTATATCTCTGATGGTTCTTCTGAAGACTTATTCAATGAAGAAGAAGTAGAGAATTCTAACTAAGTTTTTCTCTGAGAGTGGCGTTGTTCAATGTGACGCCACTCGATTAAAGGGCTGGGTTTTATTCCTTTCTCCCAGCCCTTGTTAATTAACAGAAAGGATGAGGATGAAAAATGAAGTCAAATAGATTAAGTGATTATGATAGATATACTCTTTTAGCAGATGGTTCTGAGTTAAATTTTGGTTATGAAGCATTTCTAAAATTTAAAGAGGTTAAACAATTTCTAAATCAAATATCATCAACAACTGCAGACAGTTTTCTTCATAATGGTACTATTTATAAGAAGAAGATAACATCTGGTACTGCTAGAAAGTTGTTGGATGGTTTTATGAGTAATAGATGTTACGACATACATGAACTAAGAAAAGCAGCTAATCAATTGAAGATTAGATTGTAGGAGAAATTAGGTGGCTAAAAAACCAGCGTCATTTGAATATAATGGCACACTAGTTAAAGTTTTAGATGGAGATACAATTGATGCGTACATCGATTTAGGTTTCGATTTAAAAATCAAAAAAAGAATTAGATATATGGGTATCGATACTTGGGAAAGTAGAACTCGTGATTTAGAAGAAAAGAAAAAAGGACTTGCTGCTAAAGCCCGTAATAAAGAATTATTGGAAGCAGGTACTTTTAAAATTATTTCACATGGAACTGGAAAGTTCGGTAGAGTTTTAGGTGAGGTTTTTGTTGAAACAGAAGATGGTTTAAAAAGTGTGAATCAAATTCTAATGGATGAAGGACATGCCTATGAGTACGATGGTGGTAAGAAAAAGAAATTTGTAGCTGAGATAGAAACTGAGAAAGCAGCTAAGAAAGAAGATTTAGTTGATAAACCTGCAGAGGAAGAGAATGAAAGTTAGTATTGAGTATTGCACTTCCTGAGGATACTTAAATCAGGCTCTCAGTTTGAGGGAATCAATAGAAAGACAATTTGGTATTAAGGCAGAACTCATAAAAGGTATGGGTGGTGTATTTGAAGTCAAATTTAACAACAGTATGATATTCAGTAAAAAACAATTGAATAGATTTCCAAATGAAAATGAAGTGGAAGATTTAATAGAATATTATGAGTCAGCAACTTAGGAGTTAATAATGAACAAACAACAAATTTTAGAAGCTAGTTTATCTCGCATTTGGAGAGACTTTCAGGAAAATGAATTTGGTATCATTACTTCTTGGAGAGTTGGAGATGTTGATAACAAAGCTAATCTATCAAAACTAAAGAGTGCTATTAGTAGTGCAGGGTTTGGTTACGTTAGAATAGATGGTGTTGGACAAGAAGAAGATGAGTCAGGTGTAGTGAGGTCTGTCAAAGAACCATCTTTATTAGTTAAGAATGTTAAGGCTGGTGGTGATTCTCTAATGGATACCAAAGCCTTTGAAAAGTTTATGGTTAAATTAGCACATAGATATAAACAGTGGGGTATAGTCTTGCATAATCCTGATAAAGGTACGAGACTTATACAAACAAGTGATGATGGTAAGCCTGTAAATAAGGTTGATATGAAGATGAGTAAATTCAATCCAATGAAGGTTGCTCAATTCTACTCAAGCCTTAAAGGTAAACCATTTACATTTGAAGGATTCAAATACGCTGACAGACCACAAAATCATATTCACGGAATGTCTTTAGAAAAGAAAGGTGAAGTAGATATTCGTAAAAGAGAATCTACTGAAAAGTGGATGAGAGAGATAATGAGTATATTAAACTAAGAGGTTACAATGACTAAGAAAAAATGGTTGGAACAAAAAGTTATGTGTGATGAATGGGGAAGACCACCATCATTAGCTGACGTTCCATTAACTATTATGACAAGAAAAAAATCTCTCATTAAACAAGGTGAAAATGAGAAATCAATTAACAAATTATACAAGGAGGCTATGAATGCCGAAGAAGAAAAGTAAAGGTCAGTTCAACCATTATAAAAAATGGACAACTGACGAAGGTTACACTTTTTTAGCTGAGAATATTGAGGATGCTAAATCCTATGTTCATACTACAGGTGGAAATTTAGGTAAGATAAAAGAGGTTACAGATGAGTAGAATGGGCGATGCAGGTATGACATCTTCGCTAAAAGAACTGCGTAACCTCATAAAAGAAATATCAAAAGACGTTGCTGATATTAAAAAGATGTTAGAAGTTCCTAAAGAAAATGTAAATGATGGAATGTATCCTTGGCACTTACCGAATGTCAATACAACTTTAGATGTTGAGGAAAATTAATGGCTAAGGCTAAAGGTTTATCGACAATTGAAAATAAAACTGGTTCTCGTAAAAAGACAAGACAAGGATTAGGTCGTGGAACTAAATTTAGTACTCGAGTAGCTTCAAAAAGATTTAAGAAAAGATATAGGGGGCAGGGCAGGTGAGAGACTCTAAAGTAAAAACAGATTGGCTTGGTGTGTTTGTTTTTTTTATTCTACTACCTACTGGCGCGGTATTAAGTTGGCTTCTTTTGTATAAATTAGTAATGAGTTTTTTCTATGGATAGAAATAAAAAAGCAGTTAGTCAATCAGATGTGAGAATGGAATATGTGAAAGGTGCTGTTTGGTTTATAGCTGGATATTTATATTTTCATTTTATAATAATGGGATGGACATGGTAAAGAAAAAGCATAGAGTATTAGAAACAGTAACTACCGTAGAGGGAACTCTGTATAAAGATGAGGTGGTTACTTTTGAAAATAAAGAAGCAGATGGTGATTTAAGAGTCAAAGATAATATGGGTCGTATATGGTATGTACATCCTAGTAAACTTACCAAATCACCTGTTCAATTAAGTAGGAGTAAATAATGAATAGTTTTATGAAAGCAATTGAAACATTAAAGAAGTGGATTGGTGTCGAAAAGAGAAGTGGTATTGAACGAAGGGTAAAGCCAAGCAGAAGGAAAAAAACAAATAAAAGAAAAACTCAACGGAGAAAGTAGTGTTAATAGATAGTTTGTTAGTTGGTGTTATGTTGTTTAGCTCATTTTCAATGAGAGATGCGAACGTACAACCTAACCCTGATGACTATGAAGTAAGCATAGGGGTAAGTCATCCTAATTACTTTATTAATCGTCAATGGGAAAGAGAGTTAGGTTCCCAATATGATGATATTCATATATGGGCAAAAGTAGAAGATGGTATCTATTTCAAACCTGAATACTTTGACAAAGAAAGTGATAATGTAAAATACCTAAAACTTGACTGGCGTCAAACTTTCATCGGTGCTACTTGGGGATTTACTACTCGTTCTACAGATGAATATTTAAAAACGTATGAAACATTTGCTTCAGTAGGTTGGAATAAAAATAAAAAATATGGTGATAAGGTGGATGTTCAATTATCCTTTGATGGTTATCTACCACCAGATGAAAGTGGTGAAAACACAACATTCGAGTTTGAAAATAAATTCAAAGTTTCTTGGAAATTAACAGATAAAATTAGATTGTATAATTTAGGTGAAGTTTCTCAACTTAAAGGTGAATCTAATTATCAAGCAAAAGTAGGTATAGAGGTAACACTATAGTAGGAGAAAAATTATGTTAGTAAATTTTGATGATATCATAGAAGTAGTATTACACCATGAAGGTGGATATGTAAACGATCCTGATGACCCAGGCGGTGAGACTAATTTTGGTATAGCTAAACGTAGTCACCCTGATGTAGATATTGCCAACCTAACTAAAGAGGGTGCGAAAGAAATCTACAAAGAACATTATTGGGATAGAAATAAAGTAGAATCACTATCCGAAGATTTAAGACACATTTATTTTGATATGTGCGTAAATCAAGGTAGGGGTAGAGCAGTTAAGATATTACAAAAAGCTGCTAATGCTAAAGGTGCTAATTTAGTCGTAGATGGTGGTATGGGTCCTAAAACTATCGCTGCTATGAAAGGTGTAGAGTTACAAAGAGTTAGAGCATATAGAGTTAAATACTATGCTGATTTGGTAACACGTAAGCCAGACTTAGAAAAGTTTTACTTTGGTTGGTTTCGTAGAGCATTGGAAGTATGAATGATAAACTTTATCTAAAGAAACTTAAATCAGAATACAAATTTTTAAAAGTAGAAGTAGAGTATCAAGCTGAACTTTTTCAAACTGCTAAAAAGAAATTTGATAAAAGATTTAGTAATCTACTTAACTTAAATGTACCAAATGAAAAAAAGGTAAAAGAAAAAAAACCATTAAGAAAAAAAAGCTTGAATAAGGTTTACAAAAAATTAGCACAAAAAATACATCCTGATAAAAAAACTGGCGACACTGAAGATTTTAGAAAATTAAAAAAATCCATAGATACTAGTGATATAGATACGATGATGGATTTAGCAGATGAATATGATATAGATATTGCTGTAGAAGTTAATCAAGAAGATGTTCTTTTAGGTAAGATTGAAGGACTAAAAAATAAACTAGATTACTTTAGAAAAACTTTGATAATGCAGTGGTACACAATAGATGATTCTGAAAAAGAAAATTTTGAAAATGTAATTTTAAATACACTTGGAAAATAATTACAAAAAAAATTGTATAATAAAAAAATTCTATATATTTATTATAGAAGTTATTGATATCGCTCAAATGAGGATATCGATGTTTGACTACAAAGTAAACAAAATAGGAGAAATAAAATGACTAAAGTAGTAGTTCGCAATCCATTCCCTATAATCGATAGGGATTCTTTTTTAACACCTTTTGATAAAATGTTCGACCAAATTGTTGAATCATCATTTCCAGATGTGACAAAATCGGTTGGCGTAAAACCATTTCAAGGAACAGCATATCCAAAAGTCAATGTATATGAATACGATGATAAGATTGGTATTGTTGCTGAGATTCCTGGTTTGGATAAGAAGCAACTCAATATAGAAGTTGAGGATGGTGTATTGACCGTTAGCGGTGATAAGCATGGTGTGCATGAAGATGATGGCGCCAAAGTAATCCGTCGTGAGTTGAAGTCTTCTTCATTCAAGCGCTCGTTTGAACTTGGTGATTTGTTAGATGGTGATAATATATCAGCTAACTTCAAAGATGGTGTCCTTTCAATATCAGTTCCTAAGATAGAGCCAGAAAAACCAAAGAAGAAGTTCGTCAAAATATCATAGGTGAAACAATTCATTTATGTAAATGACGATGTATTCATCGTTCTTGGAACAGCTTCGGCTTCGGTTACAAAAGATACACAACTGTTGAAGAGAAAATATATATTGGCCGATGCTGTTCTTAGGAACGGCGATGTTTACTATATCTGCATGAAAGCCATAGATGCAGATTTTGAAGAGTTAAAATAGGTTTCAGATATTTATTATAGATAAATAGGAGAAACCTTGTGTTTGAGAATACTAAATCATTTAATAAGTTAGTAGGATTTTCAGCTCTATCAATAGCTGGAAGTGCCGCTTTCTTTTCGGTTTATGGATTATCAAAGTTATTTGCGGGTGCGCAAAGTGCAGTAATTATAATGGCTGGTTCATTAGAATTTGGTAAGCTGGTAGCTGCTTCATTTCTATACAGATATTGGAAAGATATAAATTTACTACATAAAACATATATGACGATTGCCACCATAATATTGGTGTTAATTACGTCAGCGGGTATATTTGGGTTTTTATCGAATGCTTATCAAGGTGCAACTGTGGCATTTGAAAAAGAAACTACATCACTGTTATATAAAGAAGATAGATTAGAACAATTGAAAGATGATAAGATGTTTCTAAAAGAAGAATTAGAAGCCGCTGTTAATGAATTGCCTGATAATTACCGTACAGCAAAAAGAAAACTCAGAGAAGAGTATCAACCAAAGATAAATAAAATAAATGAAGATATTATAAATTTAAAAAGTGAAGTCGGAGATTTAAAAGTTCAGATAATAGAAACTGGTGTTGAAGTAGGACCTGCAATTTATTTGGCAAAAGTTTTCGGTACTGATGTAGATACAGTGGTTAAATTTTTTATCTTCATACTTATTTTTGTTTTTGACCCGATGGCTGTTATTTTTGTAATAAGTTATAATGTTACACTAATGAATAATGATAAAGTAGTTACAAACACTAAAAGAAAAAATAAATCGTGGTGGGAACTGTATGGAGAAAAAAATAAAAAGAACATACACGAAAATTTTAAAAAAATAATAAAACAAGATAAAAGACTTGACAATCAAGAAAATGATGATAGTGATAGTGAAAAATCGTTGAAGGGCTCTTTTACAAGAAATAACTAGAAATAATTTGATCTTTTCCTTGTATGTTAGCAAATTTATTCGTAGCTTTATATATGAAAAATAAAGGAAAAACAATGAACTTAGAAACTCAACTAAATAAAGATGCAGCTACTGATTTCAACAACGGTGTTGAAAAATTATTAGAAAACATTGGTAATAGTTTTGCCAATTGGACTCAAAACGAAGAAAGAACCCAAAACTTTAGAGATGGGTTAAGAATCAACAAAGGTAGAAAATTTACCAAAGTCATTGAGAAGAATAGAGTTTGGGGATTTGTCGCTAATGCTGATGGTGTACTAAAAGGTATTCCTTACTTCAAAGGTGATGTATTCAAAGCAGCTGGTTGGAGAGCTCCGGCAAAACACGTGAGGGGTTCTATTTTTTCTAACGAAACTAATTGGTTTACTTGGACAGGACCTAACTACTTATAATGAATAAGTGGGTTGAACATAATAAAAAAGAGTTCGGTGTACAAATCATCGAACTCAAAAAAATTATTGAAAATCAGATTAGAGCTGCCGGCAAATCAGATGAGTTTACTTCTGATATGTTAGTGGCTTTAGTTAGTGGTAGGAAGATTACGCCTAAGATGGAAGAAGCTATAAATAATATAATAAAACGTAATTCGCCTCAAGAACAGTTCAAAAGAGATGAGTGGTTACAGAGCGTATTACCAAAGTTAGTAATGGTAAAAGAGCAGATTAACTTCACAAGTTGGAGTAATGAATATAAAACAGGCTCAGTAAATTTTATGGAGAGTATTATCAAACAAGCAAAGGGTAGAAAATCACTCTCAAAGAAACAAATGGAATCAGTTTCTAAAATGTATGCCAGAATTAAAAATAATATCAATAAAAAAGGGGATAAGTAATGATAACCTATAACTCAGCAATTGCTGCTTTAATAGCAGTTACTCTAGTAAATGGTTTTTTCTCAACCAATATGTTTAAAAAGTATGGTAATATGTACAGTAATCAAATTACTGAACTAAGGTTGACTAATGAAAAGTTAAAACATAGATTGTCTGAATATGAAGAGTATGGTATAATAGTAGATGTGACTATGTATCAGCCTGTGTATCCACAAACCGATAAGACGCCAGATATAACTGCTGATGGTACTCGTATCAGAATACACAAAGCTTCAGAGTATAAATTTGTTGCACTATCTCGTAACCTTTTGAAAAGATGGGGAGGGCCTTTTGATTATGGTGACTTTATCTTAATTAAAAATGCCGGACATAAAGATGGTGTTTATCAAGTAAGAGATACTATGAATCCTAAATGGGTTAATGTCGTAGATATTTTAGAATCAGAAGATGTAAGACCATATAAGTTTACCAATGCTCATATCTTTAAACTACCTTGGGTGGATACAGATAGCAAGGGGTAAGTTATGGCAACTGAAATGAAATATCATCAGTATGTGGAAGATGGAAAACTTTTTATGGCGTGTAAAAATAATTGTGGAAATTACGAAGTGGTTGGAAAAACAACTATTTCAACAACCTGTTGGGGTTGTATTATGAAAACTTTAAATATAAAAAAAGAAAAGGAAATAAAAAATGGATAAAAATACATTTGAAAAAAATGGTGGTTACTTTATAGATGGAGTAGCTTACATGGATTGTAAAGTTACAGGAGACCCTGTTGCTAACGTAAGTACGGAAGCAGTATCCGTAGTGGGTAGTAGGGCTGTGATGGGTATGGTGGGGATGCCAAAAGATAAACCTAAGAGGGTTTCAACAGGTAGGCCTGCTGGATGGCATTTTATGAATGAGTTCGTAGATAAAGATGGTAATGTGTTTCATAAAGGTGTAGAACAACCTAAATTAAAGGGCACTCTTTCACCTACAAAAGTGACACCTAAGAAAAAAACTAAAAGAAGAACCAAAGATGAGATACTTATTGCTAGACAGATGGAGAAAAAAGCTGCACTTAAAAAAGCACATCAGAAACAAAAAGATTTTTTGAATCATAAGTTTGAGGATTAAGTGATTGTAGATTGTACTAAAGATAATAACCCTCTAATTCATAAGAAACTCAAGGAGGTTACAGTTGAAGAAGGATTGGAAATCGCAACAAAATTATTTTCGATACTTAACGAAAGAAAAGACGGTATTGGGCTGGCAGCTAATCAAGTGGGAATTGATGCACAAGTGGCCGTTGTCAATGTTCGTGAACCTTTGGTACTCATCAATCCGAAGGTTGTATCGAAGACGGATGAGATTAATTATTATGAGGGTTGTTTGTCTTTTCCTGGCAAAGGAGTACATACCAAGCGATACGAAACGGTAGAGATTAAAACTGCTCAATCGGAAAGTGGTTGGATATTTAGTGGATGTGATACAGGTGAAACTGGTACAGGTAGCTGGGAAGATAAAGAGAAATCTAAGAATGATAAGGAGTTAAGACTATTAGAAGCAGTTTGTGTTCAACACGAAATAGATCACCTAAATGGTAAATTAATTATGGATAGAAGAATAGAAACTACAGTTAAAAGAACTGAAAAAAAGATTGGTCGTAATCAATTAGTTACTATTAAAAAAGGTGATGCTGTAAAAGTATTGAAGTACAAAAAATCACAGAGGTTTTTAAATGATGGTTGGGAGATAAAACAATGATAAATTTAAAGTATGGATTTTATTGGGATATGCTAAAGTTGGGGTTGGTAGCATTGATTTCATTTTTACTGATTGGTATGGTTTTGAGTATTCCATTATGTTTACTTTGGAATTGGTTAATGCCAAATATATTTGGATTACCTACAATTAATATTTTGGAAGCGTTAGGGTTATCAGCAATAGTTACGCTGTTAAATCCAAAACCTCTTGAATTAAAAAGAAATGAAGTTAATCCGATTGACTCTAATAAGTTGAATAAAAAGTTAGAAAATCTATTTGATGATTTTGAAAAAAATTGGAAACATTTTGACGCATAACACTATTTATATCAGAACATTTGGAGTTAATTATGTTAGACTTAGATTGGATGAAAGAGACGTTAAAAGAAGCTATTGAAAAAGAAGATTGGGAATTAGTTAGAGAAGTGATAGCTTACTTAAGCGATGATGATGTTTTTGAACAATATAGAGAAGATGAGGATTGGTGGAAAGGCGCAGACGATAAAGATTGAAAAAAATACTTGACACACACAAAAAAATGTGATAGTGATGATAGTGAAAAATTTGGGGCTGTAATGGTTTCGACAGGTGTTATTTGACAATTAAGTGCAGCAGAGTTTGAGTAGACTCTTAAATAAAACTCAACTAACCTAATTGGCGATGAATCGCTAGACGGGTTGGTAATTGATTGGCATTTAGCTGAGTATGATTACTCACCTATGGTTGCTTATAATCAAGACCAACCAACTTACGCATACGCTGCATAAGTTACTGAGTTGTCTAACACTCGGTCATAAAATGAGTTAGACACCAACTCTAATATGCGAGTATAAAGTATATCAGTTAAAGGGTATGTTCTGAGTAAAAGGAATCCACATGGTTGTTTGCTGGTTTCTACCGATGGAAACCAGCTAAGCTGTAAATGACTTATTGAAGAAAACTACTTGGACAGGGGTTCGACTCCCCTCAGCTCCACAACCTTTAGGAAAAAAATGGCAAAAACAAAACTATTAGAATCAGCCGAAAAAGCATTAGATGCTTCTAAAAGTGGAACTAGTGTGGCAGATAATAATGCAGTCAAAGCATCAGGACCTGCTTATGCAACTCAGATTGCCCCAGCGGTAGCTAACTTAACAGAAGTAAATCTTCAGTTAGCTCGAATGTTACTACCACCGCCTATTGGTTTACCGCCGGTTGCCATTACAACTCCACCGTTTATAATATCTATACAATCTGTGAACGCTGCTATAACATTAGCAACAAGTGTTTCTACTGCTATTACATCTACGATTACGTCATCTGTAGCAGCATCTGGCGCTCCCTTAGAACCAGCATTTACGACTGGTACTGAAAGCGTAGTTACATCATTCAAAGCTCTAAATGAAATAATAGAAAATTTATTAGTAAAACCACAAAAATAATTTGACTTTTTTTGATCTTTTCCTTGTATCTTAGCAAAATTCTTCGTAGCTTTAGGTAAGAAAAATAAAGGAATTACAATGAGATTAAAAATGGAATCATTTAGGTTTTTAATGAGAAATAAAGTCAATGGTAAAACTATGAGTTTTACAGATCATGTCACTACTGACGATACAAGCAAATCTTGGTATATCACCAAAGTTATGAAAAGAATGTTCAGTGATAAATGGAACAAAAATTACGATGTCGTTAGAGTATCTAAGGATGTTAGTGGTTTAGGTCGTAGGTTTAAAATGGTTTACTCTGAATCTAAAGGTTGGGTTGGAGCAGATTTAACTATGGTTAATCCTTTTAAATAGGGAATAATTCAAATGGACAAAAATACAGTCATATTCGATTTAGATGGTACTCTGGCTAACATAGATAGACGAAGAGACCATGCACTCAAAATGGGTAAAAATGGTAAGATGAATTGGAATGAGTTTTTCAATCCAGCCCATATAGCATTCGATGAACCAAATGAGCCAGTAATAAAAATGGCTCAGTTGTTCAAACAAGATGGATTTAAGATTGTTATATTTTCAGGCAGAAATGATAGAATGTTTGATAGGACAAAAGAATGGTTAGAGTGGAATGATGTACCTTACGACTTATTGGTTATGAGACCAGACAAATATCAGAAGGATGATTTTCCTGTAGCTGCCGGTAATCCCGCAGTTTCAAATTGGAGATTCGCACCTGATGAAATTTTGAAAAGAAAAATGTTAGATGCTTTTGTAGATATTGATGATGTATTTCTTGTTGTAGATGACAGAGATAAAGTTGTCAAAATGTGGAGAGATTTAGGACTAAATACATTTCAGGTAGCGCCAGGTGATTTCTAAAAAAAGATCAAAAAAACTAGAAATAATCCTTGTATATTAGCAAAATTCTTCGTAGCTTTACATATGAGAAATAAAGGAAAAACAATGAACTTCGGAAAATTCAAAAATGAAAATACCTACACTTATTGGGTAAATAAAAAAACCGGCACTACCCATATGGTTAGAGCTGAGATTGGTTATTTTGGTTTGAAATTAAGCACTACTACACTGAATCTCAGAAATGAAAGAATGTACTTTTTCAGAAAAGGTGCTGTTGATAGATTTCTCAAAAACTATGAGTTTATTTGTGAGAATCCAACTACTGAGTTTTGGACTAAAGTGTTGGCTAACAAACAACTGAAGAATGAGTATGCTTGGGGTAGAAACACCAAAGGTAGACTTGGTATTACTAAAGATGAATTTTTTAACAAAGTTTTAAACAACAACTAAAGTAAAGGAAAACAGAAAATGAAAATAGATGTAAATGATTTCATCGTAGATGATAATCAACTCAAAGACTTCGGTCTTGACAAAATCATTGATGTACCTGTCATTGGTCCTGATGATTCCCTCACAGGGATATCAGACTATGATGATGGTATGGATTCGTTGGATGAAGTACTTGATGTGCCTGCTGGGTACTATGAGAGTTCTTCCTTCGATTCTGAAGACTATGATACATTCAACGACCCACTTGTTTAGTGGGTTGTTGAAAAAATATTTGTATTTGGTGAAATTTAAATATATATATTATTGCGGGGGAAGTGTTATAGGAAACACACTTCTTTTCCAAAGAAGAGATGTAGGTTCGACTCCTACCCTCCGCTCAACTTTTGGCCAGCTAGGCTATTTAACTATTGAAAATTAACAGGAATTAAAATGGGTTTTAACAATTTTTTTGACGAGCCACAATTTGACTTCGAAGCTGAACGCAAGAAGTTTATCGATAACTTAGACTTTCTAAAGTCTATGTCTGTACAAGAACAAACACTATATAAGAAATGGCAAGAGTTTAATGCTGATGTTTACTCTATGACTCAGAAAGCAACTCAGTTCTCTAAGATAGAAAAGTCTATTTGGACACCTACTGATATAAATAATAAAGAACAAACCATAAAAGAAATCGAAGCATTAGAACCTTACTTAGAAATGACAGAACAAGGTAATGCTAAACACAATGAAGAGTGGACATTAGTTCGTAGGTTGATTCACACTATGGAGTTTACTGCTAACCCTGGCAGAAACCTAAAGTTTTATTTGAAAGATAAAGTAACTGGCAAAATATTAGGAATTGTTTGTATGGGTTCAGATGTTACTTCATTAGGTGCCAGAGATAACTATATTGGATGGACAAAAGAAAATAAATTTAAAGATGGTAAACTTAAATATACTTCCATAGGTACAACGATATGTTGTGCTCAACCATTGGGATTCAATTTCTTAGGTGGTAAGTTGGTGGCTTGTTTCGTAACATCATCAGTAGTTAGAGATGCTTGGAAAGAGACTTATGGTCAGACCTTAGTAGGAGCATCAACCACATCCCTATACGGCATACACTCAATGTATAACAGTATTCCACTTTGGAAAACACTTGGTGAGTCTAAAGGTAGAATAGCACTGAAGCCTGATGATTCCACTTATGATGTATGGCATCAGTGGTTGAAAGAAAACCAAAAAGATGAGTACCTTAGACAAACTACTCAAAAAGAAGGGGTTGCCGGTCCTCCTACAGGTGTGAAACAAAAAACAATTAATATGATTTTTAAAGCAGTTGGTGTGAAGGGTTCTGATTACCAACATGGATTTAAAAGAGGTATCTTCTACGCTGACATATATGAAAATGGTAGAGAGTTTTTGCGTGGAGAGATAGAAGAAAAAGATTTGAAGATGAAGAAAAAGTATAGTGATGATAGCGATTACATTATTAATTGGTGGAAACCTAAAGCTATCAGAAGATACAGTAAATTATTTGACGAAAATAGATTGAAGCCTGAAAAACTTTTCTACGGAGATATCGTAGGAAAGACTTGGGAAGAAACTAAAGAAATGTACCTATCAGAAGTAGGTAGATAATTAACAATTAGGAAATAATAAATGAAATACGAAACAAAAGTTATAGACGGTGTTTTATATGCACATATAGATTCTCTAAAGAAACACGCATTGAATGACGATTGGCAAAGTAATGAGTATGATACGCAACATATATCAGAAACAATTGACAATGGAGTTGGTTTAATACATCCACCATCAGTTTTGAAAAAGAAAAATGGTCCTTATCCTGCTGGAACTGTGGTTTCTGGCCATACTAGGTGGTTTGAGAAGAAAGAAACAAGAGATAGTTTTCATAATGGTATTGATAAGGATACCGGCGAAGATCATAATTGGATGAAGATTACTGAATATGAAACTGACTTAGATTTAAGCGATCCTTTAAATGCAATTCAAGTGTTGGAAGCAGCTTCAAGAGTTCGTAAAGACAGTGCAGTTAGAACTTTTAATCAGATAAAGTTAGTACATGAAAAAATGAGATTAGTAAAAGGAAAAGATAAAATAAATATTGAATCAATTTATGACTATTTATGGAAAGATGATTCTAATAAATCTTTGACTTATATAAAAAAGCTTTGGAGAATTGGTAAACATAATCAGGGGCAGACATATTTAAAAAAAATAGATGATGGTATGAAATATTCAAAAGCTTTTGATTTGTTATTTCCACCAACTCCAAAAAAAGTTAATACTCCACAATATCAAGGAAATACTGATTTTGAGAGTATATATACTACAGAAATGGCTTTAATGACTTGTATTGCTGTTAGAAATTATATTCATCAACATGATAAAATAGAAATTGGATTGGCTCACAATGGTAAGAAGAAAATTATTACACCTGGCCCAAAACTTGAAACAAAAACAAGAAGTGGATTAGTATCCGACCAATTTATGATTATTGGTGGGGAATGTATAGAGATGGTAAACCCTAATTTAAAAGTTGAAACATCAACATCAGTAAATGATCCAGATTGGTTCTTTCCTCTGTTTTTCGATTCTATGGAAATTAAAGCAAGTAAAATTACTGATAACCCCTCTCTAACCAAATTTTCAACAGGCGCTGATACTGAAAGAGATGCTTGGACAGTATTTATTGGTTATGAAGATAATGTTGATAGAGTAGTAGTAATTTTAGCATATGTAAAAAAAGAAGATTGGAGACCTGTCGGTGGAAAATGGAGAGGTTGTAAAATGGGTTTGCCTGCTTTATATCATAATCCAACATCTAAAATTTTAGTTGGAGAATGGTATGAAAAGTCAAGTGGTAAAGTAGTTATAAATTCTAAAAATCCTCTCGAAATTAAATAATGAACAACTTCTTTCAAGATACCGATGAGGATAGAGAATATCCTTTTAGATGTTTAGTTTATCCTAATATAACCTTTCAAAAAGATTTTACTAAGGATAGTTACTACATAATAATGTCTAACATTTTAAAACATTTAACAAAGTTAAGGCCGGATATATTTTTTGTAGTATTAACTCCTGAAATTATGCCAGGCTTTCAATATGAAAATACTGAACAGATTATCTACAAACAACCTACATATCCAAATGAGATGAGACAACATTTTGATACTTATCAGTTATCTAAAATAACTGATTTCAAAACTAAAGATTGGGATTTTTTATATACATATTTGCCAGAACATACATTACAGTTGGAGAATCATTTTAGAAATTTGACTAACTGCAGACCTGTAATATTTGGTTACGATGCATATATAGAAATACCAAAGACTACTGGTTATGAAGCTAGTTTACTTAGACAGCACTATGCTGGTTTGATGTCTATGAACAGTTGTGGTGTTAACTCACAAGCAGTGAAAGATACTATAATAGAGAACGCACCGACTTGCTTGCCAGATAGTGATGTGGAGATATTGAAAGATAAGATAGAACCACTACCACGTGGTTGGGATAATGTAGAAGGCCCACGAAAGAAACCACAAAAAGAACCAAAGATAATAGTTTGGAATCATAGGGCTAATAGTTATAAAAGTTATCCTTGGTTTCTACAACAGATTGATAAATTATGGGAACAGAGAAAAGACTTTACGGCATGGGTTCCTTTATCAGACTCAATAGATAGAGAGTATATCTACAATAAAAAATTTGATAGACAAGGTTACTTTACAGAGTTATCTAAATGTTGGGTTGGTGTGTGTGGACAATCACACCATACGGGTTGGGCTAACTCTGCTTCTGATGGTATGGCAGTTGGTGTACCTTATATATTCTACAATGCTGACTACTATTCACAGTATGCTGAGAATGCTGGTATTTATTTTGATAAAGATGAAGAGTTTCTAAAGAAGATGAATATGATGTTAGATAACGAAAATCTAAGAGAAGAATATTCCAATAGGTGTATAGAATTAGGAAAAGAAAACTCGTGGGAAAATATTATAAAAAAGTATAATAGTCATTTTGTAAGAGCGGAAGAGAAATTCAAAAAAGTAAAAAAAGATACAGATGGTTATAACAAAATATTAAATTACATTCACAAAGTTGGCTCGGTAACTAAAGAACAAATTATGGATTATCTTGGTTGGGGTAGAGGAATACCTTTTGACATCTATAGAAATAGACTTAGAGAAGAACCAACAATTAAATTAACAAAAAGCGGTTATGAGGTTAGATAAATGAAACCATACATTGTGAGTTGGACACCTGAGGCTTTTAAGGAAGATAAAGAAGTATATTATGCTTCAAACGAAGAAGATGCTGCTTACTTAGTAAGTAAGATAGGTAGTAAAGCTGTGGCGATGCTTAATATATTAAATGATGCTAAGGATATAGAAACACAATGGTGGGAGTTTCAACCCAAAGAAGAACTAGAATATATTGGTTGGGGTAAAAAAATCAAAAAAGAAATGCTTAATTGGAACAAAAAAACAAACGGCTATGTGCCAGGAAGATATCCATTTAAATTAGTAAAAAATACTTTTAGGAGAATAAGATGAAACAACTTTCAGAACAACAAATAGTAGAGAATTGGAATAAGTTAATGAAACTTATAGAAGATACATTCGAAGGAGATAGATTAAAAAAGCTTAAGACTATGTATGTCTACTTTGAAGATAGAATGTCAGTAGCACCAGCCAGTGGTAAGGCAGCTTATCACAATGCTATGGTAGGTGGTTATGTAGAGCATGTGTTGCATGTAGTTGATTCAGCTCTTCAAATCAAAGAGCTGTGGGAGAAAAATGGAGCCACCATCAACTTCACCGATGAGGAACTTATCTTCGCTGCTATGCATCACGACTTAGGTAAGGTTGGTGATTTAGATGAAGATTATTATATACCACAAGACTCCGAATGGCATCGTAAGAATAGAGGTGAGATATTCAAACACAATCCGAAACTTCAATATATGTCTGTTACCGACCGAGCTATTTTTCTTTTAAATCACTTCGGTATTCCAATGACACAATGGGAATATATCGGATTACGTTTAACTGATGGTTTGTATGAGGAAGCAAATAAAACCTACTACCTTAGTTACAATCCTGATTGGGCGTTGAAATCCAATATAGCATACATACTTCATCAAGCCGATATGATGGCAACACACATCGAAGGTGACGAATGGAAACGAGCAGATGAAGACTATAATACAAACCTTACTACGAATATGAAGAAAGCGGTTAACGGAGAGAAGAAATCTGAACCATCACCTAAACTGAGTTCTAAGTCACAAGACCTTTTTGATGAACTCTTTGGAGAAACCAAGTAATGTTAGAAGTATCTTTTACAATTGTAACCTTACTGTTTTTAACATCTTGTTATGTGATATGGAATTTAAATCTCAAACAAGAAATGTTAGAAGATTGGGTTTCAAATTTTATGGAAGCAGTAGAAAAAATTCAATTTGATTTGAAAAAAATAGATTACAGAGGTTCATTTGAATCTGATGATGAAACAGGTGTAATCTTTGATGAAATAAAAAATATAATAAAACAATTAGATAACTTTAGAGGAGAACAACAGTAATGCCATCAATGCAAACATCAGGCTCAGTAGCAAAGAAAAGAAAGAAAAGAAAGAAGAGACCAAAGAACTATTATTTTCATCAGGGAACTGAGAAAGCAATAATAAGATATAATAATAGTGACAGTCCAAGTTTAAGAAATAAGATTTACAATGAACATATAAGAGCTGCTTTTGATAAATTAGCAGAGAACATAATTCATACGTTTAAGTTTTATTACTTCGATACAACATCTGAAGAAGTAAAGAATGAAGTGGTATCTTTTCTTGTGATGAACATGCACAAATTTAAAGAAGGTAAAGGAAAAGCATTTTCTTACTTTAGTATTGTTGCTAAAAACTACCTTATTCTAAATAATAATAAGAATTACAAAATGGGTAAGATACACGATGGAATAGATGTTTTAGATTATAAAAGAAACATAACAGGTGAAACTAATTTAAGTGAGAGAACCGAAATTAATTCTTTATTTACAGAAGAGTTGGTTAGATTTTGGGAATATAATCTAACAAATATATTTCGTAGAGATAAAGATATTAGAGTTGCCGACTCTGTACTACATCTCTTTAGGATAAAACAAAACTTAGAAAACTTCAATAAAAAGGCACTGTATATTCTTATTCGAGAAATGACAGGTTCTAATACACAACATATAACTCGTATTATTAATGTTATGAAAAAGTATAATAAGAGATTATATTCTGAATTCGAAAAAGAGGGTGTCGTTGATGTATCTTATACAGGCTCTTTAACTAGAGAATAAAAAAAAAGGGGAGTTTTCACTCCCCTTCTTTGTTTTAGAACTACTTACGAAACAAACCCACCAACACCAACAACGCGACTAACCCAGCGAAACCAGATTCGCCGAATGTGTTTATGATAGATGTCAGGTTACCAATAACATTGACACCAAAGACGCCAGTACCGAATATTACTTCAGATATAGCACCTATGGCTACAAAAGACATCATAAGATGAGCTAAATCATCTATGTAGCCTTTTACCATTGTTATTATTTCCTTCATGTTTATTCTCCATTAGTTAACAAAAAAGGGAGTTTCACCCTATATATAAATATAATATATATTAATCAAAAGTTGAAAATCTAAATATTTATATATGATACAATTCTATAACAATTCAGAGGATAAAAATGGCAAATGATTATGAAATCTTTGATGGTAAGTCATTGTCAGACTTATTTAAAGATATATACGATAATACGGCAAGAAATAAAGAACAATTGGAAGTTCTGATGAAAGAAGTTGTTGGATTTATTAAAGACGGTGACACAGCAGTTCAAATAATTCCTATGTTAAAAGAATACTTAGAAATTAATGTAAAGAACGACGACCAATTAGTTAAAGTTGCCAGTATAGTTCAAAGACTTATATCCACAGAAAACAAAGGTGGTGCTGAAGAAGAGTTTGGTTTGAGTGATGCGGAAAAGGAACAACTAATGTCTGCTGTAGAAGAGGTAGCAGCTGATGCACAAAAACACTCTGATGATATAAATGAAATAGGAAAGGTGGAGAATTAATTATGCAACCTGGCTATAGAAAAGTTACTAACTCTGTTGCCTCAATAGGTAGTAGCACTGGTTTTATGAATCAAAGTAATGTTGTAGATTTAATAGAACAAATGTCTACATCAGATGAGTTTTATGAAATAGAACCAGCGCAAGTTGTTAAATGTCATTTAGACCCAAAAGATAAAGATTTTCCAGTAGGTCCTGATGGTAATGTTGATTTATCAATGTTGGGTGCTGTAACCGTTAGTCTAAAATATAGTCAACCCACAGGAGAAGTTTTAGATGATTTAGCAAAACCTTTATCCCCACATATAATTCAATATCCAATTATAGGTGAAGTGGTTAATGTTGCTAGTTATTTAGGACAACTCTATTACTTTAATCCTTTGAATTTGTTTGGAAAAGTCAATATGAATAGAGTTCCCTTTTCAAAAGGAGATGGTAAACCTTATGAACAATTAACAAAATTCAACAGAAAGATTTATTGTGAACAAGGAGATACTGTCATACAAGGTAGATTTGGACAATCTATACATTTTGGTAGCGATAATAATTTTGTACAACCTTTTATGAAGTTGACTGTAGGTCAGAGTAAAAGTTCTGGTAATATTACTGCTAAAAGATTTAATGAAGACTTAGCTCATGTCGAAGATGTAAATTTAGATGAGGCAAATATCTACATTACTAACAATGGACATATACCTCTTAGAAACGCCTCACCGAGTCAGATGTTATCTAAAAATTTAGGTGGAGCTCTAAGTTCTGTAATATCGTTGAACGCAGATAGCGTATCTCTTAATGCCAAAGGGTTCGGAGAAGTTTCTTCACCAGGTGGTGATATTTTCGGATTTGCTGACAGAAATATAAACTTATCAGCACAGACTTCAATTAATTTAGAAACAGAAAATGGAACTGTAAACTTAGGAACATATGTTGGTGATTCTAAAGCCGGGCCTGCAGTCATAGGAAAAGCATTGAACGATTTTTTAGATGATATGTTATTAGCAAATTTAGCTTTCCTAAACGAAATGATAAAAGCCAAACAAGATACAGATATTACAAATGCGAGAGAAAAATTTAGAAAATCAATACAAGATTTAAGAAGTGAACTTGAAGGAGTACCTAGGTTTTACAGTGATAAGGTTTTTGTTCCAAATAGAAAAGCACCACCTCTACCTGAAGATGATTTAGATGTAGAAGAATTGTTTAGTAATGCAGAGTGGCCTGAATTAGATGAAAACATTGTTAGTAAGAATTACGAAGTGGAAAAAATTACTGATCCTGCAGGAGTTAGAGGATAATGGGATTAGGAGACAATGTAAGAAATTTTATCAAACGAAGTGTTAATAATCCGATTGACGATTTGTCAAAGGACTCGAAAAAATTAGTCGCTAAAATCAGGTCAGGTAAAGGTGGTTCTGATACTATTAGTGAAGTTAATAAAGTATTAGATAGAATAACTAATTTAGAAAATACACAAGTCACTATTGATAATTTTAAAAATCAATTATCGAGTTTACTCAGAACTGCCAAATCAGGACTAAGTGGTGCTGAAAAGTTAAGAGAAGCCAATGTGATTGGTTCAGCATTGAATCCGGCTGCTGCTGCCATATCTTTAATTCAAGAAAAACTTATGGACAAATTTAAAGGTGAGATTCAAGACTTAGGTAGTGTAAGTGACATTTTAGAGCCAACTGTCGATAACCTAAAAGTTAGTACAAAGCAAATAAAAGACAGATTACAAAAAGCAGTCAAAGATAAGGAAGAATCTGATAAAGTTAATGAACAAAAGAACAAACAGCTTGGAATTAAATAAATAATTAAAAGTAAAATATTTATATAAAATAGGAGTTATTATGGCTAATAAAACAAAAGCACTTGTTGGTTTAATTAGAGAAGTAGTTAAACAAGAAGTAAAAAAACAGATAACGGATATATTTATTAACGAAGGTAAAAAGTCAGTAATGTCTAAATCCAATGGTGGGTTTGATGTACCCGATGTATTACCCAAACGCAAAGAACAAAAAACTTATGTTAAAGATCCTGTTCTAAACAAAATACTCAATGAAACAGCACACTCACAAGAAATGGATGAATATCCAACGATGGGTGGGGGAACATTTGATACTTCAAAGATGGCTGATGCTTTAGGTTACGGTAATATGTTAGGTAATGCCGAAACTAAAAGACAAGCATCTGCTATACAAACAGCACAAGCAGCTGGTGCTGACACATCCAATCCAGCAGTACAAGATGTGATGAGTAATTTAACAAAAGATTATAGAGGAGTGATGGCAGCATTAGATAAAAAAGATGGGAAAAAATAATGTCTAATTTAGAAAAAGATTTAAATCCAGATGTTTTTATAGGAATATCTCTACCATTAGATTATGGTAGTCAAGGATTCTTTAATAAAACAAGAACAACTTTACAACAAACACGTTCTAACATAAGAAATTTATTATTGACGATGAAGGGCGAGCGGTTGGGTAATCCCACGTTTGGAAGCGAATTGATGAAAGTTATTTTTGAGCCAGATGATGGTAGTATAGCTGAAAAAGTAGAAGAGGCAATAAGAGCAGCTTTGACTGAGTGGTTGCCATATGTCAAAGTGGTAGATATAGTTACAACATCTGATGAAAGAAACCCAAATAAAATCAATGTAAAGATGAATTTCAGTATTGACATAGACCAAAGGGTTGCTACACTAGATTTAAATTTGAGAAAAGATGATATCGCAACTGTTGGGCAAGCAGGCGGTGAGTCTATGTATGATGAGTTAACAGATTCAATAATTGGTGATGGTGAGTACGACACACTAGACCCTTTCTATACCTTATAATCGGAGAAATTCTATGCCGTACAATGTACCAAAAACATCCAAAAAAGAAGTCAGATATTTAAATAAAGACTTTAGTTCATTCAAATCCAACTTAATAGAGTTTGCGAAAGTTTACTTTCCAAATACATACAATGATTTTAATGAGGCTTCGCCAGGTATGATGTTTATTGAAATGGCTAGTTATGTCGGTGATGTTCTTTCATACTATATAGATAATCAATTTAAAGAGTCTTTACTGGCTTTTGCAGAAGAAAAAAGAACCGTATACAATATGGCTCAGTCTTTCGGATATAAACCTAAATTAGCAACTCCATCTTTTGGTGAAGTTGAAGTCATGCAACTTGTACCAGCAGCATCTTCGGGAACAGGTGCGGATTACAAAGTTTTTCCAAACTTAAATTATGCTATGAAAATTGACGCTGGTATGCAATTAGCTTCCCAAACGGGTATTACATTTAGAACAACAAGCGATGTTAATTTTAAATTTTCAAGCTCATATGACCCAATGTCAAAAACAGTATATGAAAGTTCTGGAAATACACCTGTAACATACTTACTTAAAAAGGTTGCAAAAATAGAAAGTGGTGAAGTTGCAACCGAAAGATTTTCATTTGGTGATTCTGAAAAATATACTAGAATTGCTTTAGCTAACTCAAATGTTACTGAAATAATAAGTTGTACAGATGATGACGGTAATAGTTGGTACGAAGTTCCTTTTTTAGCACAAGACACTGTGTATACAGATGTTGAAAATTTAAATACAGAAGGTAATGATGACTTTCAGTACAAAGACCAAGCACCGTATTTGTTAAAACTTTTGAAAACTGCACGTAGATTCACATGCTATGTCAGAACAGATAATAGAACAGAATTGAGATTTGGAGCTGGAATATCAGATAGTCCAGATGAAGAGTTAGTTCCTAATCCTGACTCAGTTGGTTCAACTTTGCCAGGCTCACCAACATACTTAGGAACGGCTTTCGACCCTTCTAACTTTTTGAACACTAGAACATATGGTCAAGCACCATCGAATACTACACTTGTAATTACATACAGATATGGTGGTGGTGTTAATCATAATGTAAATTCAAATTCAATAACTTCGATAACTAATCAAACCATTTCATTGAATGAGGTTGGACTAGATTCAGCATTGGTAAACACTGTAAAAGACTCTATAGCGGTCATAAATCCAAATCCAACATCCGGTGGTAAAGGTGCGGAAAGTGTTGGAGAAGTAAAACAGAATACACTATCTTACTTTCAAGCACAATCAAGAGCAGTAACTAAAGCCGACTATATAACTAGAGTCTACGCCCTACCACCTAAGTATGGTAATATTGCTAAAGCATATATCGTACAAGACTCTCAGATAGACCAAGGGCCTGCTAATACATTCACTTTGCCTGGTAACAGGGTGAGAGTAGAAAATCCCTTAGCATTAAACCTATATGTCTTAGGGTATGATGCGGGTAAACAATTAACTCAGGTTAATCAAGCAGTCAAAGAAAACATTCAAACTTATCTAACACAGTTTAGAATGATTACAGACGCTGTTAATATTAAAGACGCCTATGTTATTAATGTAGGTGTCAAGTTCAATTTACTAGCTAAATCAGGTTATAATAAGGAACAAGTTGTCCTACAGTCAGTACAAAAAGTTAGAGAATTCTTTGATACTGATAAGTGGCAAATAGGACAACCAATAGTTCTATCGGATTTAGCTTATCAGATATCTTTAGTTGATGGTGTAGCAGCAGTTGTTCCACCTGATGATGTTGATGAAGAAACAAGTTCACAAGACAGACCACCCGTTCAGATTGTAAACAAATTCAATCGTGCGGAAGGATATTCAGGAAATTTGTATGACATAAAGAGTGCCACCAAAGGTGGTGTTGTTTACCCATCTATGGATCCGAGTTGTTTCGAACTAAAATTTCCATCAATTGATATTGAAGGTAAATGTGTAGGCGACACTAATAGTGGTGGCTCTGCCGGAGGTAGTTACTAATGCATTATTTTATTTTTCCAGACATAGATACAACTTTATATCAAGCCTCAAGTAGTAAAAATACAGGTTTGGATGAAATATTAGAAGTACAAAAAAATATGAAAAGCGATGGAACTAATATAAAAGTTTCTCGTATACTCATAAAATTCGATTTATCTTACATTTCACAATCAATTGTTAGAGGACAGATTGTGAATCCTAAATTTTATCTCAATATGTACGATGCTAATCCTACTGATTTATCATACAGTCAATCTTTATGGGCTTGGCCTGTAAGTCAAAGTTGGGTTGAGGGAGAGGGATTTGATATGGATAATCCAACTACAACACAAGGTGCTAGTTGGGCTTACAAAACAGGAATTGAAGAAGAAGACTTTTGGGATCCGGCTTCTTCATCTTTCACTAATGAACAAGGTGGGACTTGGCATGATGAAGTTTACGCATCACAGTCTTTCTTTTGGTCAACTGGTGATATGAGAATGGATGTCACACCAATTGTAAATAAGTGGTTAGATGAAACTTACACCAATGAAGGATTTATAGTTAGAAGAAGTGGAAGTATTAAAGTGACAGATAATGGTGTAACAGTAAGAAGTGGTTCTGGTGAAGAGGGAAATACCGACCATTTAGGTAATTTCAAATTTTTCTCAAGACAAACAAACACTATATATCCACCAAAATTAGAAGTTGAATGGTTTGACACAAAATGGAGCACAGGCTCTCTCGAATCACTATCATCAACCGATATCGAAGATTTACAATTTTATATGAAAAGTTTAAGACCTGAATACAAAGAAAAGTCAAGAGTTAGATTTAGAGTGGTTGGTAGAGAAAGATACCCAGCTAAATCATATTCAAATACTTCTTCTGAATATCTCACAGTCAAATACCTACCAAGTGGTAGTATAGACAGAATTGGTGGTGATGGTGTTTATTACTCAGTATTGGACGACCAAACAGGCGATGTAATAATACCATTTGGAACTGGCTCTTTAGTTAGCTGTGATTCTACAGGTAATTACTTCAATCTATGGTTAGATGGATTACAAGCAGAAAGATATTATAAATTTGAATTTAAGGTTGTAAGTGGAAGTAATACAGATGAAGAAACTGTACAATACTTCGATGATGATTTTTCATTTAAAGTAGTGAGATAAAAATGCCATATATAATAGTAGAACCATGTGTAGGAACTTGCGATACTGCTTGTGTTGAGGTTTGTCCAGTAGATTGTATTCACGGGCCTTATGATAAAGAGGGTTCAGGTGAAGAGGCAAAAGCAGATGGTTTTATCCCAAAGGAAACCGATTCACTTTACATTGATCCTGATGAATGTATAGATTGTGCTGCTTGTGAACCCGAATGTCCAGTAGAAGCAATTTATGAAGAATCAGAGGTTCCGGCTGAGTGGGAAAAGTACATAAAACTAAATTATGATTTTTTCGGTAGGGAGATGGATTAATGCCATACACAAAAGAAGAACTTAAAAACAATACATTTTATCAAAATCTTATCGATGAAGATGAACAGCAGTATTTAACACAAATAGAAAGGCTAAAGACAAAGATATCGGTATCGGGTTCAGCATATGATGGTAGTTTAATTACTAGAGACGAAAGCGGTACTATAAAACTTTTTGAAAATCCTTACACAGGGGAGTTGTATGATGATGAAACAACCACTTTATTTGCCACTACTGTTGTGGAACAATTAAAAGATGATGATACAATAAATCAGATAATAGATAGAGATATAAGAGAGCTATAATGTCCAGTGCTTTAAAACCAGCAGATAGAGAAAGATTACTTCGTGGAATCACAAAAAGAGTGGGCAATAAGCCATATGAGAATGGTAATTGGGGTGCTAATCCTACAAAAGATAAAGTATTGATAGAGTTGTATGATAGCGGTGGTAACTTTATTGAATATCAGGATTTAAGTATTGCCGATGCTTTTGCAGAAACAGAGGATGTTTTTGTAAAATTAAAACCTGCAAAAAATTTAAAAGAAAATTTTGGTTTTGAAACAGGAACATTTCAGATAAGATACAGATTTTTAAGGGAATTAGGTGGTAGAGAAAAGCCTGTATTACTTAGAACAAAGCCTGGTTTTGAAGATGAAATATACATATTGAATCAAGATGCATCAAATATATTTATCGATAATACTGGTAAAATTTTCAAAGGAACGGAAGAAGAATACAACGCAAATCCTGATATTGCTGAAACTCTACTTATAACCGACTACAAGTATATAATCGATGCTGTATCTAATTCTAGAACAGAAGTAAGGTTAAGAGCTAAAAACATTGAGGATTCTTTTCTTGGTGGGGCTGACGGACATCAATATATAACCGATTTTCAAAAATTACAGGAATCAACAAGAATAGAATATATAGATGAGGGTATATCATTTAAAGAAGTTTATCAAGACCCATCCTCTATACCTGGTTTCAATGCCGGAACAGGACCACCACCTACAAATTACAACACTTCTAAAACTTTAGAAATAGCATCAGCACCTGGTGGTTTTGTTTTCACTAATAATATGATTGGCGGTACGATTACTTTACCAGATGCTTTTCTAATGGGATATCAGACACAAACAGTAAGAACTGATTTAAATATAATTTCAAATGATACTTTTGAAGATATAGAGGTTGATACAAATACTGGTCAGCCTGCAATAATAGAAGCGGCGTGGGATTCAAGTCTACACAGTGATGCTATAAAATTAATAAATTGGACTTCTGGCTACAATGGTTTAACCGATACCGTTCATGCTGGGAGTTCTGGTATAGGATATCATGCAAAGTTTGTTAGGAATGAAGGAAATCAAGGAGGAAACTGTCTTAAATTTATTGACCAAAATAATGTATTCGTAGATTATGAGTCTTGGCCTGTAACCGATGGGCATAGAGAATTATCTGTCAAGCAGGAAATATTAGAACTACAATCGCTTGGAGCTAGTGCAGGAGATGAAATAAATATTGAATTTGATATGAAGAGCACTCTTATCGGTAAAGGTGTTAGTATGGAGTTAATATATCCACTTGGCATATTCAATGAACCAAAACCAACTGCTCCACCTGAAGGATACTTCGATCCCTTCAATCCTGTAGAGCCAACAGAAGCAGTGCCGCCAACACCTAATGGCTACTTAGCTAATACGAGTGGAAATGCACAGACTATCGAACCACAGCCACCAGCTAGACAAGCTCAGATATTAAATCAATACAATTTAGACTTTTTTGTTGGTGAGGTGGGTGACACCACTGAAACCACTAGAATAGGGGAGGGTGCGTGGATAATCGAAAGCAAATCAGGTACAATATATCAATGGAAACCAAACTTAGGTCCTGAATATACAAAGCAAGGTGAATTAAGTCCTGGCGGTGAATGGAGATGGGATGGTGCTGGTACTTGGAATACAACTGTTGCTGGTTCAGCGCCAGGTGCACCTGTTGGTACTGTTAATCCCGATGATTATAACAATGTTGCTAATGCACATCCGTATCAGTTTCCTGGACAAGGTGAGCCAATCTATCAAAGAAACACCAGACCAGGTGAAAATGCTGGATGGCAAACTGGTACGATAATATCAAAGGAGGATCCGGGAGGATCACAAGACAAAATTATGTTGATTAAAGATGACTTGATTTGGATACTAAAAGAATCATTTACTGCTAATGCTAATGATGTTGAAGTTTACAAATTTGATGATTTTTTTCCAGCTGTTAGAAATTTTATAGTTGAGGACACAGGCAAAACACTTTACGATGATATTTTTGAAAATGGAAGAATACAAAGTATAACAAGAACAAGAAAAACTGGTAGTAACGCAATTCGTGTAGGTTTTTTCATAGTATTTTACACCAATGGTTCAGGTGAAGATGATTGTAATAGAGCATTTATGGTTGAACAATTTTCTCCTGAAATAGGCGGTGGTGGAAATGACGATGGACTAAAAAAGTGGATAGATCTAGATCAAGATTTTAATAATATATTAAATAGTAATGGTGGTGAATTTGAAGTTATGCTTCAAAAGAAAGGTGGATCTGGAGGCAAATTTCAACATTATTTTGCTATAAAAGGTACTAATCAGTTTTGGAGAATGGGTGACGGAGATGGAGACTTTTTTGAAGAAGGTAGTGGTGGTACATTCTTTGATGAGGATTACCCAGCAAATTTTGCGGTAGACGGATTTTCTGGTTTACCATCTGAATGGGATGTTGCGTTTTCAAGAGATATATATGGTGGGCATTTTACAGTATGGTCTTGTATAATAGGTGATACATACTACAAAATGAACAATGATGCCAGACAAGATGGAGTGCGTAGTCAAAAAGCTGTCACTTCTTTCGCATTTGGTGCAGGTGAAGTTGATACTGGTGGAGCAGATTTAATATTTGGGCCTAGAAATCCAGCTGCTGACAACTATAATCCTAATGCAGTATATGACGATGGCACTGAGATACTTTCTTTCGATCCCGATCCTTACAAAGATGGAGCTTTAAGTCCACAAAATCAATGGCGGTGGGATGGAGACAATGCGGAATGGAACTCATTAGAGGGAGCACCTGTATACAGCTATAGTACGATTGTTGAACCCTATTATGCAACAACTGCTGGTGGCTGGGCTTCTTATGAAACTGCAATAGAGATTCCTGAGGATTGGAATCTTTCTGCACCTTGGTTTTTGAAAATTAATGGACACAATGTATGGGATGACAGTTTAACACCCGATACAGCATATGGTGTTACTTGGGTTGATAATATCTTTGCCGATATTACATTGAATTCACAAGAAACACAAACACCTATTTACAAACCGTTCACAGCACAGATAAGAAATATTCATCACAATGGTAATCGTATAGATATAAATCGTTCATATGAAGAGGCAGCAAATGCCCTAACTACGGAGGATGGTCAGCAATATCTTGTTGAAGGTGATCAGCCAATAGATTATTCAAATTTTGAAATTTCTTATTTGGTGTATAATCCATATGATTTAAGAACTTATCTCAAATTTGGAAATAGAACTTTTTTAACGACTAACTTCAAAAAAGATGTAACAAGCAATCCATATCCTTACTCTGTAACTTATAAAATGTATGAGGCATTACCGTCTGATATATCACCGCTTAGTGAATGTACAGTTGTGAAAGAAATGGCAGATCCTGTAATTGAAAATGTAGAAATCGTTGATTTCATAGACACCGAAGTGGGTGATATTGTTCTTAGAGATCCTGATTTGATGAATGTTGAAAGTCCTATTCAAGTCAGAACAACTGATTACAAAACCGAAGGTGATATATTATCTGAAGATGCATTTATATCAAATGAACTACAGAATGAATTTTTAAGTCAAAGTTTGGATAGTGTTGAATTGAATGTAGATTTTACAAGATTCGAAAATTTTATAAACTTTAGTTCTGCTGAAAAAAGAATATCCAATTTTAAATTTAAAGTAGAACAAATTGAATCATTAAAAATAGTTAGTTCCTCCTATATAGGAATAAGTGGTTCACAATCCGATTTGAATTTTTATCACAATGAAATAAAAGATGTGAAGAATAATTTCGACCCTTTCGAAAATTATATGTATTACAAAAGTTCTTCTTTTGTTACAAGTTCTTTAGGAGAGTTTTACGATAATGCTTGGCCAAAAACAGGTGGTTCAGGCACAATAACCGATCCGTACATTTTGGCACACGCGACTTCTTCTCAAGCTGTAAGTTGGTTTGGGGAACAGATGCAAAGTGGTTCATTATACGATTTAGAAAACTTTAATAAGTTAAGTAATATTATTCCATTACATATCAGAAATGATGTTTCGAATAAGACTTACTTAACTTTAGTTGATATGATAGCACACCACTTCGACAATGTTTGGGTATATATAAAAGGTTTAACCGATGTCTTTGATAGAAGGGAAAAACTCACAGAGGGTATATCGCGAGACTTACTGAAAAGTGTTGGTCAATCCCTTGGGTGGGAACTCAATGATGGTAAGGATATGATTTCTTTATCAAAGTATGCTTTAGGTAAAGAGGTGACAGGTTCAGCATACAACGATTATTCAACTACATCTGAAAGAGACGTATCAAGAGAAATTTGGAGTCGTATTATTAATAATATGCCTTTCTTCCTGAAGAATAAAGGAAGTGTAAGGGCTATAAAAGGTTTGATAAGTGCCTATGGTATACCATCAACAATATTAAGAGTCAAAGAATACGGTGGTCCTGATTTACCAGACGATGCTACACCACAGTTTGAGATTGCCAGAAAGTTTACAAGAGCACTAGATTTTAGAAATAGTCAGTTTGTGAAAACTATTTGGACTACTGATGATTCTTCTAATAGAACGCCAGATACTATTGAATTGAGATTTAGAGCTGCTACCGGCTCAAATCAGATATTAGTAGAAAAGGAACCAACCAGCCCTAATGTGTCCTCAAGTTTTTACATTAGACTTAAAGACAATGATTCTGATGATAATTTTGGGCATGTTGCTTTTCAACTGAGTGGTTCTGATGGATTGAAGGAAATATCTTCTTCTAATTTTCCTGTGTATGATGGTGATTTTTATTCTGTAATGGTAAGAAGAATGTCTGGTTCTGATTCGACATTAGGTATATCACAATCGATTGAATTGCATGTTGGACATTATGATGCTGGAAGAAGTAAAATAGACAAATTCTCCACTTCAGTAATGGATTTAAATGTTGCTGCTTCTTCATCTTACATAGGTGCCTACGCCACACCTGGTGAAATCTACATAGGTGGTCAAGCAGATGACCCATTAGTAGGTGTTCAGTTTAGTGGTTCGATAATGGAATACAGGCATTGGACAGAAACATTAAATACTGGCTCATTTAGAAATCACATTGGTAATCCTAAAGCTTTTGATGGTAATACAATATCATCTTCCTATAATAATTTAGTATTGAGATATTCATTTGATGATAATAAAGATTTAAACACCGATACAGATGGTATTCGTGATGTAAGTGCAAATCAAACCACTACATACTCAGGTTCTCATGATGGATTTACAGGCAACTTTTTTAGAGCAATAACAGATGAGACAAAAACAAACATACCAAGTATTGGTGCTTTGAGAAGAGTTACAAATAAAATTAGGGTGGAGTCTAATAAACTAAGGCCAGGTTTCAATTTAAATGCTGACAAAAGAGCAACAATAAGTGCTTACGATACAGCCCCAAATGACTCAAATAAGGTTGGTGTTTTCTTTGCTCCAACAGATGTCATAAATAATGATATCATAAATTCTGTTGCAAATCTTAATTTTGATAATTTCTTAGGAGACCCAAGAGACAAAACTGAACAAGATTATCGTGGTTTAAAAAATGTAGCCGATAACTACTGGCAAAAATATACATCTCCAAATAATTTTTGGGATTATATAAGACTACTAAAGTATTATGACCAATCATTGTTTCCACAAGTTAGAAAGATGATACCGGCAAGAGCCAAACCTAATTTGGGTATTCTTGTTGAACCAAATATTTTTGAAAGACCAAAAGTAATTATTGGAAGAGATCCTGTTTTTACTCAACCATATTTTAGTGAGTCGATAGATGTAGACTCTCAAATAGTTGTTACTGCTTCTTTCAATGCGGGATTATCAATTACTGATTACGAACAGTGGACTGGTAGAGTTGATATGTTTAGTTATGAGACAGGCTCTTCTGTTCTATCATCAAGTGGAGAATATTTAACAAAGGAAGCATCTGGTTCTGAGATTAAAGATAGATTTCTCGATATACCTTTTTGGCAAAATTTGAAACAACCAGGTGATTATGTATCAGGTTCGGTTACATTTGGGGATGATGTACACTATAAAGAAGTTCTACAACCAGTTATTAGTGGGTCTAGAATTTACGGTAATAATCAAAAGATAATGAAATTTTTTAGTACACAAGCAAGTGCATCTTTAGGATTAGCAAACTCATCTTCATTCTTTAATGTTGATATAGACAATTTAGTAGAACAATGTCAAGCAAGATTTAATTCATATTACGCTGGAGTTAAAAATACACTTAAAACCACACAAGATGGCGGCCCACCTGTTGAGGTAACAAGAGTAGCACCTACGAAACTAGTACAAAAAGATGAAGGTGAATCCACATTAGATACTGGTGAAGGAATTGTTGCTAAATTTAAACGAAAACGTAAAAAAGGAACACGTGATAAGATTAAAAGAGTACCAGCTTCACCTGATGCTGCTATTAAGCAGGCTCAAGAATCTCTTGGTCGTCCTCTAAATCAAAGTGAGTTAGAAGAAACTATCAATGACTTCAGAAAAAAGAAAAGGATTAAAAAGAGAAAGAAGAAAAGAAAACCAAAAGTAAAAGGAATGTCAGGTAGAATTACGCCAACTATATTACCTGGTGTTGCAGGTCGCAGTGATACATCTGCGCGTGACTTAGGAAGTAAGATAAATAGAAAAAGAAAGAAAACTAGAAAGAAAAAAAGAAGAGGTCGTAGAGGTAGGAGATAATTTTTTTAATAAAAAATCAAAATGGTAATATTTATATATGAATCAAATTATACAATCCAAAACACAAATTAGGAGTTTTTTATGGGATTTCTGAATAACACTACAGTTACCGTAGATGCTATATTAACTAAGAAAGGTCGAGAGTTATTAGCACAAGGTACAAATGCATTTAATATTACAAAATTTGCTTTATCAGATGATGAGGTTGATTATCGTTTATTCGACACCTCACATCCAAATGGAACCGATTTTTATGGAGCAGCTATAGAAAACATGCCATTGTTAGAAGCTTTTCCTGATGAAAATCATGTATTAAGATACAAGTTAGTAACACTTCCGAAGAACACTCAAAAGATGCCAATACTTAATGTACAGCCAGAAGCAGTGTCTTTCAATGCGGGTGGTGGTTTAAATCAACCAAGAGTTACAGTCACACCAACTACTGCTAATGTTTCAGATCAATCATACACATTTATTTTACATGACCAAAGTATTGTGAGTATGAATGTTGGACAGGCTGCTGGTGCTACTGGAGCTGGTGCTACCACACCATTTTTCTTAGGTGATGATGATGTACCTAATAGTAAAACTCTTGTTGCTTCAACTGTAAGAATTGGTGTATTACCTTTATCTCCAGATAGTACAACATCGGCAGGTAAATCAACACAATTAACTATTATAGGAAATGATACAGGTGCTACTAAATCAATTACTGTAACTAACAATGTTATCCTATCGGTTGGATTACTTTAAATTTATAGGAGTAAAAGATGATTTATAAAGAGTTTAATATTCAACCACCAAATAGTCCAGAATCTGGTGATGTTATAACTAATGTAAAAGATATTGTATCTTCAGGTATGTGGGCAGATGGTGCTGCTTCTATAACTACTTTTTTTACATCTTCAGTACAATCAGGCAGTAATGCTGCTCATTACTTAGATGTTTTCTCTGCAAATCCTCAATCGGATTCAAGTGCCAAAGTTCAATTTTCAATTGCTTATGGTCACTTTCACGGAAGTGGTTCCGTAGGTGGTACTGGTCTTGCTGGAAATAGAGCATCTGCTGGTATATATAGACAATTATCACAAACTCTTTTAGGACCTAATGAAGACAAATTTACATTTGCTGGAACTGGTGCTCACATTACACCTGATTACGTTTACGCTATATCAGTTGCCAGACAACAACTTCGTGAAAAGATGGATCCTGGCAATTGGGAATTACATATAAGTGGAAGTAATAACAAAGGTATAATGAAGCTTATTGACGATAGTGGGGCAACAACAGAAGCTAAAGTCAATCAAGGTGGTAGGGTATTCAATGTTGTAAGTGGTTCTATACAAGGAGGAACTGCTGATATTGACACTACAGCTGCTAGTCAACCTGGTGGTGGACTTGGACTATTCTATCCTGACTTAGGTATTATTATACTGAATGGTCCTGTATTAGCATCACCGATGTCAGCTTCTTTATCAGCATCTCTTGCTTCAAACACAGAGGGTGGTAATGTTGGTAAGTTTTTTGAGAAAATAGAAGCTGCTAATTATTTTGCTGCTCGTAGAGAAGAGATAATTACTTCACAACACTTTTTTTGTAGAATACCAAACAAAGAATTTAACTTTAGTTCTAATCCATCATTTGCAACTTCTTCTGATGGTTCGTTTACACAATCTACATTCTTCAAAAATCCAAAGACATTCATAACTCAAGTTGGTTTGTATAATGATGGTGGTGAGTTGTTAGCAGTCGCTAAATTAAGTAAACCATTATTGAAATCATATTCAAGAGAAGCAATTGTCAAAGTAAAATTAGATTTCTAATTTTAGGGGATACAGGTCATGTTTAAAAGACTAGACCCAAGTGATGTTGATAGAAATCCTTTCAAAGTATATAAAGAATTTACTGTAACAAATGAGGATAGTGGGAGTTTTGTATACAATTTCAGAGCAGTAAGTGGTAGTCATCGTGGATACGACAAAACAACAGATGGTGTAGATACATATCAATCTGCTTCTTTCTTTCACTTACCTGCTTGGTTTATGTTGAATAATAGATACTACAGACAAAAGGGTTCTGGTTTGAAAAGAGAAACCACAGGCAGAAATGCTTTAAACCCTTACAATAATTTTGGTTCCAATTCTAGTAAACAATACAGATTACTACATGCTTCAGCTTCAGTAATATCAGTTCCAAAAAGTTTATATGGTGAAAGAATCAAACCTAAATCCATAACCTTAAAAGATGACAGTACAGCATCCACTGTAACAATGGTTGATGATGGAGAAGGTAACTTATATGATACAAATTTATCACAGAGTTTTGCCACATTCGCATCTGGTGGATTCTTAGACACCGATATAACTAAATCAACTGCCAGTTTTGCAGGTAATGTTTTTTATGAAGAAGGAGTGATTGTAATAACAAACACAGGTTCTAAATTTGTAGATGTTGGAACAGGCGAAGGTTCTGATGGGTTTGATTTAGAATATAAAGCGCAGGTCACTTTAAACGAATACTCTTACTTCTGTGTTATAGGAGAGAATGAATTCAATGCGACTACAAATATATCTGCAACATTTGAAAAGAGTGGAAGTGTTAGTGTTTCAGGCTCTGATTCTTGGAGATTTTTCCCACCTGGTGATGCAAAATATCAATCTGGTTCTTACAAGCACTTCTATGAACAAGCAACAAGATATGAACCATTCACCACACACTCTGAATTCCGACCATATGTAACTAAAGTTGGTTTATATAATGATTTTAATGAATTACTTGCTATAGGACAATTATCTTCACCTATTAAGAATGACAAAGATTTAGCACTAGGTTTTGTAGTGAGGTTTGATGCGTAATGGGTAAGTTTAAAAAGATGATGGAACATTCTTACTTAGTTAATGAAATGAAAATAAAAGTTCTTTCAGGTCACCTAACAGCAAAAGACAAAAAGATAGTAAAACAAATGTTGAATAGAAAAATGGATAGTGGTAGAGTTGGTAAAGCAGATTATTTTATAAAAAACTTAGGAAAAGATAAGTATGAAATAACACAACGAATGATGGATGCTGGTATTGGAATTGGTGCAAGAAAAGTTTTAAGAAATTACAAATCAAAGATTCAGGTTAAAGAAGGAGTTATTTTAGAAAGAATGGATTTTATGGATACTGCAAAACAATTGTTAAAACATTACGGACTTAAATCAAAAATAAAAATGGGCACTGGCAAAAACTTTGGTGAATATGTGCCCGAAACAGACACCATAACATTACGACCATCATATAAATCAACAAGAGATTTCTTAATGACTATTTTGCATGAAATAGGACACGCACTTGATGCCAAAAGAATTGGTGTAAAAAAGTATATAAAAAAATATACACAAGCAGGTACAATGGCTGCTTATGATGGATTAGACCCGCATGATGATAATAAATGGGAAGAAAAGGCAGAAAAGTTTGCTAAAAGAGAAATATCGAGATGGATTTGAGTAGCCTGAGATGGTTAATTTTTTACTAATACTGATACTTTTATTTTCATGCCAACCACCACATATATCCCCACATACAAAAAGAGGGCAATCTAGAATACAAATCAAAAAAGTTCAAACACCTTACCATATTCAGCATATTACAATAGATGGTGAAGTGCCTTTAATTGTGAAATGGGAAGGGCCCGCAAATAAACTTATTATTCAAGTTGACTACATTATTAGACCAACATCACCACGAATACGTTTTCCAATACACGAACAGAATTTAATTGGTAACTATTACACAGTATATCGTGATTTATATTCAGTAAAAAATACAGATATATTCAAAAGTCACTTAAAGGTTTTTGAAAAGGGTGATTACAAAATTAAAATTTTTTTAGTAAATGAATATTGGTATGTGACTGGCTCATCAAATTTCAAAATATATTAAAAAATAATTGTATAACAATAAAATTGTATATATATATTATTAATGTTAACATTTGATTTTGGTTATAAAAAAATTCTTTTAGGTTTTTTATCAATACCTTTTTGCCCTGAATTAGTAATCTCAATTAAATATTAATAAATAAACAAGTAACAAGTACTAAGTATGAAATCAAGAAGTGCCAAGAATAAAGGCAAAAGACTTCAAAACTCTGTAAGAGATCTTTTGTTAGAAACATTCAATCAGTTAGAACCTGATGACATTCGTTCAGCAATTATGGGAGAATCTGGTGAAGATATCAAATTATCACCAGCAGCTCGTAAACTTATTCCTTACTCATTTGAATGTAAAAATCAAGAAAAACTAAACATATGGGATTCATTGAATCAGGCAGAAGAAAATAGTGGTGATTACAATCCTGTGTTGATATTTAAAAGAAACAGAAGTAAAACATACGCCGTACTTAATGTCGAAAAATTTATAGAATTAATAAATGAAAATAATAAATCTTCTTAATAGAGTAATAGGAAATCACGGTAGACGATTAAAGAAAGCCGATGAGTATATGTATTGGTCTCCTTTTACTTCACATCATAAACCCAAATTACAAATAAATGTTAAGACTGGTAAATGGCATTGTTGGGTAAGTAATCAGGGTGGACATAATTTATTTCAGTTATTCAAAAAATTAAAAGCCAGTAGAGAGCAATTTACTGAATTAGGTGATTTAGTTGGGAAACCATCACATTCACTATCATCAGCATCAAAAAAAGAAAGTGTTCACCTACCGAAAGAATTCAAACCACTGTGGACTAAAGATGGTGGAATTATACAAAAACATGCTATGGCTTATCTGAAAAGAAGAGGTATTACAAAAGGAGATATATTACGTTACGGTATCGGATATTGTGATGAAGGTTTATACTCTAATAGAGTAATAATACCAAGCTACAATTCTGATGGTGAATTAAATTATTTTGTTGGTAGAGATATATACAAAGGTGGGATGAAATATAAAAATCCACCTATTTCCAAAAACATCATAGGATTTGATTTGTTTATAAATTGGGATGAACCAATAGTTTTATGTGAGGGAGTATTTGATGCGATAGCAATAAAAAGAAATTCTATACCTCTTTTTGGAAAAACCGTTCCGAAATTACTTATGAAAAAAATATATGAAAAATGCACTAACACTATATATATATTATTAGATAGAGATGCGATAAAAGACTCTATTAAAATGATAGATGGTTTTATGAAAAATGGCATTAATGTTTATTTTGTAAATATTAAAGAAGATGACCCTTCCGATATGGGATTTTATAAAACCATAAACCTTATCAAAGATACGAAGTTAACTTCTTTCTCTGATTTAGTTAGGATGAAATTGAATGGCAAAAAACGAAAATATATGGAAATATAATGATGATGAGTGGAAAGTACACATCAACAGTGATAGCATTCGTAAAAAACTTATTGACACTTTTAAGTTGGACAGTTCTACTATATACTATGAAAATGGTAGACTATCTGAAGAAACATCTTGGGATGTAGTGGTTCCAAATAGTAAAATTGATAAAGTTAAAAAGTTCTTGAAGGATAATACTTGATTAAAGAAAATGTTGTTAAAGTACCTTTTCGTAAATTAAAATACATACATCATATTTCGGATATCCAAATCCGTAACCTTAAGCGACATAAGGAATATGAAGAAGTATTTGAACGCACATACGAGCAGGTAAAAAAACATAAAGATAATGCCGTAGTCTATATCGGTGGTGATATAGCACACTCAAAAACCGAAATGTCGCCTGAGTTAGTCGACCAGCTTTCGAGATTATTTAAAAATCTATCCGACATATGCCCTACAATTCTAATTGCAGGAAATCACGATTGTAATTTAAATAATCTTTCTAGAATGGATGTTCTTTCCCCAATAGTAAATAATCTACAACACCCTAATTTACATTACTTAAAGCGTAGTGGTGTTTACAAATGCGCTGATGTAAAGTTCGTTGTATGGGATGTTTGGGAAAAAGAAGATGACTATATTGAGGCTAAAGATGTAGAGGGTGATACTAAGATAGTTCTCTTTCATGGAACAGTCGATAAATCAGAAACGGATTTAGGATTCCATCTACCATCAGATGTGAAAATATCTAAGTTCAAAGGTTACGATTTGGGATTGCTTGGCGACATCCACAAAAGACAGCATCTCAATAAAAAAGAAACCATATCTTATTGTGGTTCTCTGGTTCAACAAAATCATGGAGAAGGTTTGAGCCACGGTTATTTATTGTGGGATGTTCCGAAGAGAAAATCAGAGTATATAGAGATACCGAATGACTACGGCTACTATACCATTAATATTGAAAATGGTAAGGTTCCTGACTGTCCAGATATTCCCAAAAAGGCTAGATTAAGAGTAAGGGTATCTAACACATCCCCATCTGAGTTAAAAAAGGCTATGACACTAATTCATAGTGAGTATGGAGTCAAAGAAGTTTCAGTAACTAGAACAGATTCGTTAGGTTCAACAGAAAAAGTTAGAGGTCAGAGAATCACAGTTGGTAATGTGAGTGATGCTGACTATCAGTATGGGTTAGTTGAAGAGTATTTGAAACAGAATCACTTTGTAGATGATGCCACTTTAATAGATATTAAAAAAATTAATGAAGAACTTAATGGTAGATTGCCAGAAGAAAATGTAAACAGAGGTGTAATGTGGCAAGTCAAAAAGTTTGAGTTTGATAATATGTTTAGTTATGGTGAAGGTAATGTTGTAGACTTTACAAAACTAAATGGAATCATTGGAATGTTTGCACCGAACGCAAGTGGTAAATCATCTTTACTAGATGCTCTTTCATTCTGTTTATTTGATACATCTTCTCGAGCTTTTAAAGCTATCAATGTTTTGAATAGTAAAAAGAATGACTTTTATTGTAAGGCAACATTAGAAGTTGAAGGTGTTGAATACTTTATTGAAAGGACTGGTAAGAAACAACGAAATGGTCATGTAAAAGTAAATGTAGAGTTTTACACATTTGATGATGCTAATGAAAAATTATCTTTGAATGGAGACCAAAGACGAACAACCGATGTAAATATTCGTAAGGTTATTGGAACTTATGAAGATTTTATTATGACTGCTTTATCACTTCAAACCAATTCTACAGTATTTATTGATAAGACTCAAAAAGAAAGAAAAGATTTACTAGCACAATTTATGGGTATCGGTGTATTCGACCAATTATATACATTAGCTGCAGATGAAATTAGTGATGTACAATCTCTTCTCAAATCATTTACTAACAATACTTACGATAGGGATTTGGCTCAAATAAAAGATTCTTTAGTTGGTATGAAAAAAGATTCCAAAGAGTTTAGTTCATCTAAAAGAAAGTTAGTAAAACAGAAAAAAGAAGAAGATAAGAGGATTATTGAACTTACTAAAAAATTAAGAAAAGTAGATGAGACTGCTGAAAGTTTAGACGAATTGCAAGAAAGAAAAATGAACCTCACCAATTCTTTAAATAAGGTTGATGATAGAGTTGGTGAGATTGCCACATTATCAGAACAATATTCTGTTGAAGAAACTGAACTCAATGAGAAAATTAAAATCTATAAGAAAAATGAAGTAGACAAAAAGTATGCTCAATTAGAACAATATAAATTAGATAAGAGCAATAATCAAATTGAGATTGACAAACTAAAAATAGAAGTGAAAAACAAATTAGATAAGATTGATAAGCTTGGTAATTTAGAATATGATTCTAATTGTGATTATTGTATGAGCAATCCATTTACATTAGATGCTATGGAAACAAAGAAAAAGTTAAACGATGATAAGATGTTAGCAGATACTTTTGTAAAACAATCTGATAACTTGAACGATATTATAAATGGTTTATCTCATATCACAACTCATAAAGAACAGATGGATGAATCTATAAATAGTCTTAGCTTACTAACTTCTAATATCAGTAAATTAGATAGTGAGAAAAAACTAACTACAGAAAAGAGAAAAAATCTAATTAGTCAATTAGCAATAATAGAAGATAAAATCAATTTGTATCATGAGCAGGAAAAAGACATTATTTTCAACAAAGGTTTGCATAAAGATATAAGTCAAGCACAAAATAATTCTGATAATTTGGAAATTCACATAGAAGATACAGATAAAAAACTTCAATCTGTTAATGGTGAGATAAAGGTATTAGAAACTCAAAGAAAAAATATTATGCAAAATATTAAGAAAGTCGAAGAGTTAGAGGATAAATATGCTGCTTATCAATACTATATGGATGCTATCAAAAGAGATGGTATACCATATGAATTAATTTCTAAGGCACTCCCAACTATTGAGGGTGCTGTCAACGACATACTGGCACAAATAGTTGACTTTTCTATGGTGCTTGAAATGGATGGAAAAAACATAAATTGCTACATAGTATATGATGATGACAATGTATGGCCGCTTGAACTATCTAGCGGTATGGAACGATTTATATCATCTTTAGCTATGCGTGTGGGATTAGTAAATGTAAGTAATCTACCATCTGCTAACTTTTTAGCTATTGATGAGGGTTGGGGAACTATGGATTCTGATAATCTAAATTCTGTCTATAATTTATTTCAGTATTTGAAATCACAATTTCAGTTTACACTAATTGTATCTCACATAGATTCTATGAGAGATGCTGTCGATACATTATTAGAAGTAAAAAAAGAAGATACTTTTTCTAATGTCTTTTTTGACTAACTAATAAATTTTTAGGCTTAGACTCATTTCTTTTAAGTCTCAGTATATGTTGATTCAGAACAGCGCTCATAGTAGTGCTTTCATCTCTTACATATATTCTAAACCAATCCATTAGCGACTCCTCTATAGTGAAAGAATATTTCTTTTTCATACCGATAATCTCCGTATATTATACATATTATTAAATATAAATATTTTATTTTGTAATATTTATTAATAATAAATCACGGAAAAATTAATGGCAATAGTAAAAAGATTCAAAGAACTTTTAGATCTTGATGAAATAGATGTACTGATTGATGATGTAGATAAGTCGAAACATATAATCATCTCAGATATGCCAGAGAGTTTACCTCAAGGTAGAAGTTCCTTTCTCATAGAAACTTCACCATTTATGAGGGATGGTGTAGAATTACAAATAGATTTTATTGACTCTGAAGGTAATAGTATATACACTGAACCTGTCGCTGACTATTTGGAAGGAACATCACGTAGAGTTTCTATGGAAGTATATTCGGATACTGCTGCGGGAATAGCAACATTGATTATAGTCGGTGAATTAGAGACTGTGCCTGAAGACGGTACTATTTTCAGTAATGCTACTGCTATTCCGCCAGAGTTTGATGGTTTTTACAATGTGAGATTGACAAAAGAAGTTATTATCAATCCAACAGCAGTAAACACTCAACCAATCAAATTTTTTAATCAACCAACAATAAGAGTAGTTGAAACTCAGTTAGGTACTATGGTGAGAAGTGAAATTACTGGTTCGATAACAAGTTCTTTATTTAATATCGAAGGTTCTCCAACCGATAGAGATTTACTATTTAAACCATTCGGTGCCGTAGATGAAGAGATTTCACAAGGAATTTTATCCGAAGTCGATGCTACTGCTCCATCAAAACAAAAAGGTTCTAAAGCCTTTGTAGAAACTAGAAAATTAAAGTTCAGAAAAGGGTTAAGAAAAAATAGTGCGGGTAAAAGGTCGGGATTTAGTGCAAAAAGAAATTCACCTGTTAAATTTCCTTACTTACTGAGAATTGGTGATTTTGATGGGGATGAAACATTCAGATTTAATACAAAACATATTGGTGGAACAGTTCAATTCTCTGATTCATCCTTAGGCAACTTATTCACAAACTCAGAATTTTATCCAACCGATGTACTAGATAATGTCGGACTAAATTTAGAAACTCCAACATACGATACCTCAAAAGTACCCACTCTCACAAATGTCACACCAACACCATATACTGCATCGATAGTTGATTTGGTGAATGACAGAACTGCTATGGTTGAATTTCCATTCACAAACAAAAATAATAATGGTGAAAATATTGTTCTACCTATTTTTGCAAAAGGACAGATACTTTTTGAATCTATGCCTACTGGCTCTTATGCTGAAGCAAATTTAGTTTCTTATGCTGATATTCAATTAAACACTATGAGAACATTCTCAGGTGATATTTTTAAAGTCAAAGTATATGTAAAAAGTGAAGGTGGTTTTGATGATTTTAAATTACTAGCCGAAGTTCCATTAGAGGGTCGTGAGTTATTAGTTGATGATGCATCAGTTGGACAGGGAGAAAGAACAGGCTATCCAATCAAACAAAAAGACATATCAGACTATTGGGATGTTTACGGTGGAACTGATGGTTTATTTGAAATGCCGGCGGCAGCTGCAGATTTGTCTGCTTCATATTCTAATGAAAAAATGTTGGACTCAATACTAATTTCGGGTAGCTTGAACAATGACGAACATCAGATCAGATTTCAGCTAAAAGACGAATATTCGTTTCAATTAAAACCTGGCATAGATTACACATTGAGTGGTAGAATAGTTGGAGAGAGAAAACACAATAAAACTGCCGTTCTATTAATGTATGTTTCAGGCTCATCTATGAAACAAAAAAAGTCTTTATATAATTATCCAAACACTCGTAGAGATATAAAAGAATCATCAGATTACGGACAAAGACTTGGTGCCTTAGAGATAAATTCTGATGATGATTTGAAAAAAGATTTTGGATTACTAACTCATAACTTTACTCCTAATATTAGTGGTAGTGGTGTTCTACAACTTAGGGCTTTGCATGGGGAATGGAATGTATCTGATTTATCCATAACACCCTCAGATGATACAGGTTTTTCACCATCATTCTTTCAGTTTCAACAAGAATTGCCTGCTGCTCTAAGTCATAAAAGACCTGATAAGTTTGAGTTTTTAGTTGAATTTTACGATGTAAATAATAATATTTCCGATACAGTCATATATGAAAAAGATATAATCTTTCAAGGAACCAATATGACAATTACTGGAAACGATAATGTACTAGAAAGTAGTTTGTTCATCGGTGGAGATACAATAGGTGGTGGTATGCACTTAGGCGGTGTTACATCAACCTTACCTGAAACAGGTGGTGCAGGTGCAGAGGGTTCAGGCTTTATGAGGTCAGTTGGATATGAAGGATTTATATCAGCATCAGCTCAGTCAGGCTCATATGGATTTATGATTTATAGTGGTTCGGTTTTGCCAGATAGTGGGGATAACTATTCTGGTGTTGGTTTAGAATTAGTAGGTGCTAGTGGTTCATTTAAATTCAGAACTAATCCGTCTCTGTTTGATGTGAGAGCAGATGCATTTTTTGTTGGAAGAAGGCACGAAAATTCTCCTAGTGGTATTGGACAGTTTATTAGTGGTAGTGGTGGAGACATAGAAATAAGTTCTTCTTTATTTCATTTAGATCCTGCAAATGACAGTTTAATTATAGGTGCGGGTACGACAATTAATGCTGACTTGACTGCTAATACAATCAGAACACCTGCTTTTATAGGAGTTGATGGTGGTGGAAGTCCTGCACAATCTACTGATTTAAATGCTTCATCAAGTATCAATTCACAAGGATTAGCTAGATTTGTTTCAGCATCAATAGGTGGTTGGACTGTTGGAACAGGCTCTATAGAAAGTGCTGGTGGTAGTTTGGTTTTAGATCCTGCTGGTAGGCAATTCAGAGTAAGTGACGGTAGTAATGACAGAGTTCATCTTGGACAAACTGCGCCGGGTGAATTCGGTATGAAAATTTTTGATGGAACGGGCGTTGCCGATAGTGACATACTTGTAGAATTAGGACAAGGTGGTAATACAATTGGTGGGTTCGAAATTACTGCTGACCAAATCACAGGTGGTGAATTAGTATTGGATAGAAATGGAACGATTAAATCTGCCGGATTCCAACAAGATGTAGCCGGTTCTGGTTTTATACTAACAGCAGCACAAGGTGGTTTCTTAGAGGTAGAGAATGCGAAGATTCGTGGTACGATGGCTACCACTACTTTTGAAAAAGAGAGTGTCAATGCTGTAGGTGGACAATTGTATGTTGCTAATTCCACTACACTAACCTCTTCTGCATTTCCAACCACATTAGCATCAGGCGGAAGAACAGAAGGTAATTATCCAGCAAACGAAACAACAATGTCTGTGGCAAATGTTTCAGGTTTTTCAGTAGGTGAAATACTTGTACTAAAGAAAGTAACGGATACAGGGTTTTCCACAGAATATGTAAGGGTTGAATCATCTTCGTTAGCTGCACCCGGCAGTGATACGGATTTATCGGGACAACTTTATTTAATCAGAGGTTATTCAGGTTCACAACCCACTGGACAAGACAGTTCATCATTAGGTGATACTGCTAGTGCTGCAACATTTTATTCCGGCAGTCAAGTAATCGTTTCTACTGGTAAAATAGGAACAGGCTTTGTAAGAATAAATGCTAATCCAAATGATACTGCCACACCTTATATGGATATTGTTGAAAGAACTGGTTCTGCTATTTATGATACTGAATTAAAAGTTAGACTTGGAGATTTAAGTGGTGTGGCTGGCAGTAGAAATGTACCATCAGGCTTTACAGGCTTTGGATTGATGAGTGAAGTTGCTTTCCTATCAGGCTCACAAATCAAATTAGAAGCTCCAACATTTTTACTTGGTGATTTGAATCAAAATTTTGTCAGTGGTTCAAATAGTAATATAGAAATCAGTTCGTCTAAATTTCATATCGATAGTAAAAATGAATTTTTTAGTGTAGGACAACCAACAGGTAGTAGAATATTATTTGATGGAACTGATTTGATTATGAGTTCATCTAATTTTCTCTTAGGTGGTGGTAGTCAATTCGTCAGTGGTTCAAATGGAAATATTGAAATGAAATCAGATAACTTTCATTTAACGCCTGAAGGTAATGTTACAATGAGCGGTGATTTGAGCGCACAAGAAGGTACATTTCAAGATATAAGTGTGATGGGTTCTTTAGTTCCTAATGCAAATGCAACAGGCTCAAATGATGGATTTAAAGTTGTTGAGACTTGGATAGACGAAACTACAACCACAAGTGCATTTGTGAGCAATCGTTTCCTATCTGCACATCTTTCAGATTTATCTGCTTCATCTTGGGGCTGGACTCCAACTCTGAGTAGTGGAAATCCAAGAAATATCGTTATAAAGTTCTCTGATGGTGATGGAATTAGCCCAACCGTAGCACAGATGGAATTGACTCCAGAGGATACGAGGAGCGATGCGGCTGCGGATCCTCCACCATCAGTCTTCAAGTCTGTTGGTCAGGCTGAAGGTAGAGCAAAAGGTAGTGCAGATAGCAGAGAATCCAAATATTTATACGATGCTAATGTTTATCATAATGATTACGGTAGCACGTTTGGTACACATGGTGGTATTCCAAAGATGGGTGTGGACTTATCCGATGGTAATGGAAGTGATATAACCACCGCAGGTTTTGCTCGTACTCAGGGCTCACTCTTCACTACATTGACAAGCGCAGAAATCAACATACCATTGACACAAAGCGATTTATTTGAATGTTTTCTTGAATTCGCAATAAGAGATGCGGGAAACTTTGCTGGATATCAGCAACTGTCACAAGTCAAAATCTTAAAGGCTTCTGATGATTCTGTCATGTATGGTGATGCACAAAAACACAACGGAACTGGTGATTGGAGTATATGGAGTATCCCAATGTGTACTAAGGCAGAATTGATTAAATCGGCCGGAACAGCTATTCAAGGTGAAGCCTTTACCTTAACTACAGCTATCAAAATTGAGTTAAAGGTTGGTTTCTTTACATCAGATGTGATGAGTACATACCAAGGCAAGGGTGAGCTGAATGCTAATGTCAGTGGTGGTGGTGGAACCTTAGATGGGTTCATCATAACAGAAATGAGAATGAGAAGAGCACCATACCTTGCAGTATTAGAGACTGAGAATGCTGTGATAGCTGATTTATATGCACGGGCCCCTAATGACGCAATTACAACAAGGGGCGTTCATAAGGCTGTCGAAAGGTTTCAAGCACCAATGTTTCGTGGCAGTGATTCAGATACATATTTTGATACCTCAAATAGTAACCAACTTCGGTTCTATGCAAATAACCAAAAGGTAATAGATTTAACCTCTTCGGGAATTAAGCTAGACCGTCAACCTGCTTTTCTTGCCCGAAAAACTTCAAACCAAAATAATTTAACTGCGGGTTCAGATAATAAGATTACATTCACTACTGAAGTATATGATGTACTGAGTAATTTTGCATCAAGTACATTTTCGGCAGCTCGCACTGGTAAGTATGTTCTTTACTCTGTAATAAGATTTCAGGGAAGTGGTTTAGATACTAGTAAACATTATACATTGAAATTTGTAACAAGTAACAGAACCTATAGGGTAGGTCAGGTTAGTGGTAACACCACATCAGGAATAACACTTCATGGCACAATAGTAGCTGATATGGATGCTAGTGATACTGCTGAAGTGCATGTTGCACCACAAAGTGGCGCAGGAGACACCTCTGATGTCAAAGGAGACTCTTCAGTTTTAATGACTTATTTTGGTGGATATTTTTTAGGTTAATTCAAAGGAGAAAAAAATGGCAACAATAGTATCACAATCTATATCAGATACCGATATGGAGATATTAAAATATGATTTATGGGATGTCAACAATGAGAATAATCCCGCACAGAATTGGGCGGAAAGCGCAGTAACAGGTAAAATTGAGAGTTGCTACAGTAGAATGAGAAATGAATGGGTAAGCATTCTTATGGATGATTCTTCTATTGCCGCAATATCCGCGAGTAGAGACGATTTTGTTCAACAGGTTGTAAATCATTCCTCATATCAAAGTAGATATCAAAGAGAAGTATCAGGTTCAATCTAAAACATAACTTTTTTATATTTATTATTGAATAAATAGATTTAGGATTATATGAAAAAACTCACTAAATACCTTACAAAACCTTTTCTGGTAGAAGATATAAAAATACCTGTAGAAATAGGTGATACTATTCTTATGGGTAGATTTAAGAATAAAAAAGTAGTGGTTAAAACCATTAATTTCAATGACAATGGTGACTTACTTATCAATGGCAGACCTGCATTGAAATTCAGAGTGGTGAAAAAAGTAAATGAAGCTCCACGCGTACCTCGTAAAAAAGGACAACACAGAGGTTCAAAATCTCATTCAGATTTATACACAGATGAAAATCCTAAAGGTACTATCAAAGGGTTGAAGTTTGCCACAGTAAAAGATGCTCGAGCTTCTGTAAATAAGATAAAGAGCAGTGGTAAATCACACGCACATAAGATACAAGCTGCTGTCGCTATGGAACAGAGAGCTAGAGAGATGGGTAAAAGTTCGCAAGCAGCTGTCTATAGAGCATACATCAATAAGATGAAAAAGAAAACCAAAAAGAAGAACGAAGAGTTTGGAGCACCTGCCGGTACACTACCATCACCAAGTCGTAAGATGGTAAAGAAGATGAAGAGAAAAGGTAACACCTCAGTTCCTTATGGTAGTGGATATAAAAAAATAAAAGAAGTACTTGACTTGTATAGTAAAAATTTCGTAGCTTCTATTATAGAAAATGAGAGTAGTGCGTCTAATTTGAAAGAACAAAAAATAAAAAAAGTTATTGGTATATATGGTGGTCGTTTCCAACCATTTCATAAAGGTCATCTAGCAACATTCAAATGGCTTAAGGGTAGAGTGGATGATGCTTTTATAACTACATCAGATATTAAACAACCACCAAGACATCCAATGGGTTTCAAAGAAAAGGTACGACATATGACTAAAATGGGTGTACCGAAAAATCGTATTGTGATGGAGAAGTCTCCGTATGTAGCAAAAAACTTATTGAAAAAATATGACCCTGAGACTACGGCAGTTGTATATGTTGTTGGAGAAAAAGATGCGGGTAGATTAGGTGGTAAATATTTCAAACCGTATACAACAGATATGAAAGGATTTGATGAACATGGGTACATTCTTACTGCACCACAGCAGGGAAGTATTAGTGGTACAAAAGCCAGAGAGTTATTGGGTAGTCCAATGGTTGATGATAGTGAAAGACAGAAAAGATTTAGAGATGTTTTCGGTTACTTCGATAGGGGCATTTATAATATGATGACTAACAAATTTAAAAAGTTATTCGAAACCTACACATTGTCAGATGAATTAATCAAAGAATTTTTAATTGAATCAACAGGCACACCTGCTGGTAACTTAGATGATGGGCCTTCTACATATTATCAAAGTTTAGGTGCTTACGAAAAGGTATCAAAAGAGTGGTTGGATTCCCTATACTCAGATACAGGATGGACAGTCATAGATTATATGTACAGAGATGGGATTATCAAACCCGAAGATAATGTTGCAAAAGCAGATGATGTACATAAAAGAAGAAAGACAGGCGAAAAACACTACACATCCGTACCTCTTTCTTACTTAGATCATGGACAGGCGAAGGGTTCAAACAAAGCCGTCAATAATTACAAAACTTGGATGAGTAGTGTTGTGGAGCCATTAGGTTGGGAAGTAGTTAGTTGGATGGGAACAGAATCTGCTATTGATAATATAATCGGTACACTATTTGCAGCTGGTGCTGATGGAGATTCTTACGATGTAGATTTATTTGAACAAATTAATCCAAAAAGTTTATTAAAACAAAGAAGTAAAGAAAAGGAGTTATTACTTATGGGTGGAGCTTATGGACACCTAAATCATCCCTTTGATAACAGAAATTTGACATTTGGGGATTTTAAAACACTAATTATTAATACACTTCAAGGTAAACTAAACAATGAAGGACAAGTTGCAGAAAAAACAGATGGGCAAAACATTATGGTTACTTGGAAGAATGGTAAACTAAGAGCTGCTAGAAACAAAGGACATTTGAAAAACTTTGGAGCAGCTTCATTAGATATCAATGGTGTGAAAAGTATGTTCAGTGGTAGAGGTGATATTGAAAAAGCATTTGTTTATGCTATGACTGATTTACAGAAAGCTATAGGCGGATTGAATGAAAAACAGAAAGACAAAATATTTGGTAATGGTAAGAAGTTTATGTCATTAGAGATAATCTATCCAGCGACATCAAATGTAATACCATATGATAAGTCACTACTTCAGTTTCATGGAACAATAGAATACGATGCTAACGGTACACCAATTGGTTCAGATAGTGGTAGTGCCAGAGTTTTAGCTGGTATGATAAAACAAATCAATCAAAATGTACAAAAGACATTCAGTGTAACAGGACCTTTTTTGACTAAATTACCTAAAGTAAAAGATTTCAGTAATAAACAAAGTTATTTTTTAAATAAATTAAAAAAGTTACAAAGTCAGTACGATTTAAATGACAGTGATACATTAGCCGATTATCATCAAGCGTATTGGATGGAATACATCTTCAATGGTGCTAAGCAAACAGATTATCCGAATCCAGTAAACAATGTGCTTGTTAAACTTACAAAAAGGTGGGCATTTTTCGATAAGTCATATAAGATTCCACAGATAAGAAAAGATTTAGAAAAGTATCCAAAGTTTTTAAATTGGGTTTTGAAAACCGATAAACTAGACCATGCAAAGTTACAAAAGAAACATATCAGAGATTGGGAAGTTCTTTTCTTTGAGTTGGGTGCTGAAGTTCTGTCAAATATATCCGACTTTATTGCTGCTAATCCCAATCAAGCAGTTCAAAAAATTCGTAGTGATTTAGCTAAGGCTATTTCAAAAGTAAGAACTTCTAAAGACCCAAAAGTATTGTATACACTAAAAACTCAGTTGGACAGATTAAACGCCATAGGTGGGTTAAAGGCTGTGGTTCCAACAGAGGGTGTAACTTTTATGTTTAAAGGAAAGTTGTATAAATATACAGGTGCATTTGCACCGGCAAATCAAATATTAGGAATGTTAAAGTTCGTATAGGAGTAGGTTATGGGATATAGTAAAGAATCAGAAAGACAAAATGAAGTATTGAAATCACTGTTAAAAGGAGAAACACCAGAGAAAAGAGTAATGGTAGGTTACGAAGGGAAAAATCCAGAGGGTGGTGATAAGATTAGTCATTTAAGTGAAGTAATGAAAGAAGCTAGAATGCCTTGGTTTTGTCCAAGTTGTAAGAAAGTTATGAAACAGAGACTCGATAACAAATTTTGGATGAAATTCAATCATTGTTTTGATTGTCAGATAGAGATTGAAAACAAAATGCGTATTGCCGGAACATATGATGAGTGGCAAAGAAACAAAATAAAAGAAAATAAAATAGCTTTTGTTAAAGACCAAATTCAGGCTATCGAGGAATGGAGAGAAACTAAAGCACCTGAGTGGTTGAATAATGTTGGTGTAAATTATCCTGAATTGGAAAAAGAAAAATGGACTATAGATATGGATAAATTTAAAGATGATGCGGATGAAGCTTTAAAAAAGTACAAAGAAGTTTTAGAACAATTGGAGAAAGAAGAATGAAGATTTGGAAAATCATACTTGGATTCTTAGGTTTAGTTGGTGGTCTTTTTGCAGTTAATGCTACTAAAAGTAAAAAAGTAAAAGAACTTAAAAAGGTTATTAAGGAAAACAAAAAAGAAGAAAAGAAAGTAGAAAAGAAAATTAAAGAATTAGAAGAAGCCAAAACTGCTTCAAAGAAAGAAGTTGGTAATTTAAAAAGAAAACTTACCAATAGTAAAAAGAAAACACAGAAAATGCAAGAAGCATATGATAATGATGAAGTTGAATCAGCTGAAGATTTTCTGAGAAATTTTGCAAAAAATAAATGAGGATTGCTATGAAGATTTTGAAATATTTTTTGATATTATTTTTTGCTATGTCAATAGCAGAAAGTCAAGAGATTAAAAAGGGTGGAGAAAAACCAACTTCATTTACATACGATGAAGCATTAGAAATGTTAAAAGCACGTGATGCTCAATGGGAAGGTAAATTAGCAAAAGCAGATTCACTAATAGAGTCACAAAAAAATGTTATTGCCGATGGTGAAAAGTTAATAACAGAATTAGAGGAATATTCTAAGGTAGATTCTGTTTTATCAGCGGCTAAAAGTAAACAGATTCAGTTACTACAATCACGTGATAAGGCAAATGAAGAACTTATAAAAACACTTCAACCTAAATGGTATGAGAATCAATACCTTTGGTTGGGAATAGGATTTATTTTAGGAAAGATATAATGAAACCTGCACCACTAAAAGAAGTCATCAAAAAAGAATATGTAAAATGTGCTAAAGATCCCGTATACTTTATGAAAAAGTATTGTGTGGTACAGCATCCAATGAAAGGTAAAGTTCCTTTTCATTTGTATGAATATCAGGAAAAGTCTTTACAAACATTTGAAGAGCATAGATTCAATATTATATTGAAGGCTAGACAGTTAGGATTATCTACACTTACTGCTGGATATTCTTTATGGATGATGACTTTTCATAGTGACAAAAACATATTGGTGATTGCTACCAAACAAGATACTGCTAAGAACTTAGTGACTAAGGTAAGAGTGATGCACGCTAACTTACCAAGTTGGTTAAAACAGAAATGTGTTGAGGATAACAAGCTGTCGTTGAGATACATAAATGGTTCTCAGGTAAAAGCTGTTGCGAGTGGTGAGGAAGCTGGTAGGTCAGAAGCTCTATCATTATTAATATTAGATGAGGCTGCTTTTATTGATAAAATTGAACCAATATGGGCTGCTGCTTCACAGACGTTATCTACTGGTGGACAATGTATTGCACTCTCTACACCTAATGGTGTTGGAAATTGGTTTCATAAAACTTGGGAAGGTGCTGAAAATGGAACAAACGATTGGAACTTTATAAGATTACATTGGAATTTACATCCTGAGAGAAATGATGAATGGAGAGAAGAACAAAATAGTCTTTTAGGTCCTTCACTAGCAGCACAAGAATGTGATTGTGACTTTATAACTTCAGGACAATCTGTAATTGATGGTGTGATACTAGAAGAGTATAGAGAAAGACAAGTACAAGACCCCTTAGAAAAAAGAGGAATAGACAGCAACCTTTGGATTTGGCAACCAGCAAACTATACTAAGGATTATGTACTAAGTGCTGATGTTAGTAGAGGTGATGGTTCAGATTACTCTGCTTTTCACGTTATGGAAGTAGAGTCTATGGAACAGGTAGCAGAGTACAAAGGAAGAATGTCTACAAAAGATTTCGGTAATTTGTGTGTTAATGTTGCCACAGAATACAATAACGCTTTATTAGTAGTTGAAAATAACAATATTGGTTGGGCTGCTCTACAACAATGTATTGATAGAGGTTATGAGAATTTATTTTATATGAGCAAAGATTTGAAGTATGTTGATACAGAACATCAAATGTCTAATAAGTACAGAGTATCAGATAGGAATATGGTTGCAGGATTTAGTATGACAATGAAAACAAGACCATTAGTTGTATCTAAATTAGAGGAATATTTCAGAGAGAAGTCGGTAATTGTTCGTTCAAATCGATTAATTGATGAGTTGTTTGTATTTATATATAACAATAATAAAGCTGAAGCTATGCAGGGATATAATGATGACTTAGTTATGAGTTTTGCTTTGACTCTTTGGGTAAGAGATACTGCATTAAGGTTGAGAAATGAAGGAATACAACTAACTAAAAGAACTTTAAGTGGTGTAGCATCACAGATGATACCACAAAAACCAACCAATAAGACTAACTCTTGGGAGATGGAAGTAGGACCCAATAGAGAGAAAGAAAGTTTAGATTGGTTAATTAACTAAGAGGTAAAAAAATGGCTGATAATAAAGACATATTTTCAAGATTAAAAAGATTGTTTTCTACTAATACTATTGTTAGAAACATAGGTGGTAGAAAACTTAAAGTAGTAGATACTGGAAAATTACAAGGATATGTGCAAACTAATTTAGTAGACAGATATCAAAAATTATATGGTGGTATTGGCACTGCTCAACAATTTGGATACAATGACCAACTGTATCAACAGCAACTAAGGCTAGGACTATTCAGAGACTACGAATCAATGGATTCTGATGCTATAATTGCTTCTGCGCTTGACATCTACTCAGATGAATCCACAATGAAAAATGAGTATGGTGAAGTTCTTTCTATAGAAACTACAAATGACAATGTATATGACATACTCCATAATTTGTTTTACGATGTTATTAATATAGAATTCAATCTATGGCCTTGGATTCGTAATATGAACAAGTATGGTGATTTCTTTTTACAATTAGAGGTTGCTGAAAAATATGGTGTGGTTAATGTTACACCATTATCTGCCTATGATGTTGCTAGACTTGAAGGACATGATGTTGAAAACTCACAAAATGTTCAGTTTATGTTGACTCCTCATCAAGATGCTGCTAGACACTCTTCAACAAATCCTGAACAAGTAACTTATGAGAATTATGAGGTAGCTCACTTTAGATTATTGTCAGATGCTAATTATGTTCCTTATGGTCGTTCAATGTTAGAGGCTGGTAGAAAGGTTTGGAAACAAATGACGCTTATGGAAGATGCTATGTTAATTCACAGAATTATGAGAGCACCTGAAAAGAGAATATTTAAATTAGATATTGGTAATATACCACCAGCTGAAGTTGATAACTACATGCAGCAAGTGGTTAATAAAATGAAAAAGGCTCCTATCATTGATGAAAAGACTGGTGATTATAATTTAAGATATAACATTCAAAATCTTACAGAGGATTTCTTCTTACCAGTTAGAGGTGGAGATAGTGGAACTTCTATTGAATCCCTAAGTGGTTTAAATTATGATGCTGTAGATGATATTGAGTATTTAAAAAATAAGATGTTAGCATCTCTTCGTGTTCCGAAAGCTTTCTTAGGATATGAAGAAGGATTGGGTTCTAAAGCTACACTAGCGGCTGAGGATGTTAGATTTGCCAGAACAATTGAAAGAATACAGAGAATTGTAGTTAGTGAATTGACTAAAATTGCTGTAGTTCATTTGTATGCTCAAGGATACAGAGATCAAGAACTTGTTAACTTCGATTTAAAACTAACTAATCCATCTACAATCTATGAACAAGAAAAAATAGAACTATGGAATCAAAAAACTTCTTTGGCAGAGTCTATGACAAGAGATGGATTATTATCATCTGAATGGATATATAAGAATATCTTTAATTTTACAGATGATGATATTAAAGAAAATGATGAACAGATAATTTTTGATTACAAAAACAAATTTAGAAGGCAACAGATTGAAGCCGAAGGTAATGACCCCGCAAAAAGTGGACAATCTCAAGGCACTCCCTCTGATTTAGCTATGGGTAGAACTGGTCATGAGCTAGATGATAAAGGTGGTTCAGAGGAAGGTGGGCAGCCAGGCGCTGGAAGACCTAAAGAGGCTAATAAGTATGGACAAGATAGTGGTGCCAGAGGTAGAGACCCGCTAGGTGCAAATGATAAAAGTACAGCATATGGTGCAACTGCCACACATCACTACGAAAATCTGTTCAAACACTTAGGTAGTAAAGCAAAAACATTACTATCTGAGTCAAAAGAAGTTGAGAAAGAATATAAAGAAGAAGTTTCTTCTCTTAATACTAACAAAAATTAAGTAATCATATATTTATATATGAAGAATTACATAAATGATTGGAGTTAAATATGAGTTCAAATACAAAGCACTCAAAAATTCGTAATACAGGAATTTTATTTGAGTTGTTAACAAGACAGATAACAGTTGATGTCCTTAATAACGATGAAAAAGCAGCCGCTGCTAAAATATTAAAAGAATTTTTCAATAAAAAAACACAATTAGGAAAAGAATACGAATTATATAGAGTGTTAACAACAGAAAACTACACATCTGAAATAAAAGCCAATCATTTAGTAGATGCTGTCGTAAAAGCTCGTCAAAAATTAAATAGTTCTCAATTAAAAAGGGAAAAATACAATTTAATTAAAGAAATCAAAAAGAATTACAATGTGAGTGATTTTTTTATGTCAAGAATTCCTAATTATAAAGTAAATGCTTCGATATATAAAATATTTGATGTCGATTATGACTCAAATCCAGCTGGTGAAACAGAAAGTCGCTACACTATTGTTGAGCACGTCACAAGAAAACAAATTACAAATAAAAAGAAGGATAAAGAACTTGTTGAGGGTTACAAAAAGCAAGAAAAAGATTTAAGATTGCTTGCTTATGGTATTTTAGTTGAAAAATTCAATAAAAAGTACAGTTCTTTGAGTAAACAGCAGAAAAAACTACTTAAAGAGTACATAAACAACATTTCGAACACAAATTCACTTAAAGAGTTTATAGAATCAGAAACTATTAGGGTAAAATCAAAACTCCAATCACTTTTACCTAAAGTTAATGATAAAGTTACTAAGATAAAGCTTAATGAAGCAGTTAATCAAGCAGAAACTCTTATGAAAGGAAGAATTGTGGAAGACAAACAAGTAGTTACGCTAATGAGATACTATCAATTAGTTAAGGAGCTTGAAAATGTCAAAAATGGATAAACTCAAAGAGATTATCAGAGAGTTAATCAAAAAAGAGTTAGAGGAAGCTTCTACTTCGGCTAATGTGCCAGGATATCAAACTCCTTATGCCTTTTCAGACCCAAAGAAAGATAAAAAGAAGAAAAAGAAAAGAGATTTAGGTTCAACTGGCTACGATTATGTCAATGAAGGTAGATATCACGATTATAGAAATGATGAGTCAATGACTCCTAAACAAAAAATTGGTCGTTCTATGAGAGAGATTAGAGATAGTCTCAATAATTTAGATAAACTAGTTAAGATGAATGTTCGTCTTAAAAATGAATTAAATGTGAATTCACAATCTTATTGGAAGAATACACATAAGGCTTTAAACAAAATAAGTGAGAGGTTAGTAAAGCTAGCGAATAAAGTAGGGCAGTTACAATAATCGGAGTCACTATGCCGTTTGAAGATAAAAAGAAGTCCTATATGGACACTCTTTTTAGTATATCAACTTTGTTAAAAAGATGGCAGGTTGAGATACAGAAAAAAGATGTAGATAAAAATTACATGATTAGAAGACTTAACCAATGGATAGAACAGTTGGAAAGTCTTAAAACAGAAATTATGATGGAGAAAGATTAATGATTTCACTATTAGAAATTGCACAAAGTATCAATGAGGTTGATGATGACGAAATCATTAAGTATAAAGACAAAGAGGGTGAGTCTCAGGAGATGACTGCAGGTGCTGCTAAAAAGCAGCCAGATGACCATCCGGCAAAAACTGCTTACAATAAGATGGCTGACAAAGGTGGTGATGATAGTGAAAAGGATGCCGGTGGTAAATTAGGTAGTGGTGATTTTGATAGAGATGGTGGTGACTCAGATAAGTCAGATGACAATGCAGAAAGTGATGATGTAGAAATATCTGATGCTAACTCCGGACCTATTGATACAGATGATATTATGGATATGTTGAAGAACGATTCTGAAATAATGGATAAGATAGGCACAGGTGATGACGATGATTTATATTGGGATGGTATGGATTTGGTTAGTTCAAAATTTGACGATGATACAATCGCATCTATACCTAATAACGCTAATATGACTCTCGGCGATTTGAAAAAACAAATTATGGATTACGAAGAAGATATGGATGAGACTAAAATAATAAACGGAGTTAAGTACAAACCAATAAAAGAATTAAAAGAATCTAATCCCAGTGTATTGAAAGAAATTTATGATAGAACATTTAGGAGTTTGAAATGAAACAATTAATAGTAGATTACTTACCATTTGAAATACAAGCAAATCAAATCAATGAGTCTATGAAAGAAAATAATGGGAAGCTTGTTGTTAAAGGAATTTTACAAAGAGCTGATACCAAAAATCAAAATGGTAGGGTATACCCTAAAGAAATTTTAGTACGAGAAGCAAAAAAGTATTCTCAAAATTTTGTTCAACAAAAAAGAGCTATGGGTGAACTAGACCATCCTGAATCATCTGTTGTAAACTTACAGAATGTATCTCATAATGTAACTGAGATGAATTTTAACGGCGATGATTTAGTTGGTACAGTTGAAGTTCTTACTACACCCAGTGGTAATATCTTAAAGGAGTTGTTCAAAAATGGTATTAAATTAGGTATATCTTCGCGTGGTATGGGTTCGGTTGAACCTATGAATGAGAATGGCGCAAGCGAAGTGCAGGATGATTTTGAACTCATCGCTTTTGATTTTGTTTCTAATCCATCTACGCATGGTGCTTTTCTTCACCCGATGAATGAAAGTGTTGAAGGTGAAACTGTGATACGTGACACTAAGTATGGTAGGGTTGAAGCAGTAATCAATGATATATTGAGAGGATAATGCCAGCAAAGTCCAAACAACAACAGAAGTTTATGGGCATTGTTAGGGCTATACAAAAAGGCGAGGCACCTGCTGGTAAATTTTCAAAAGCAGCTCAAAAGGCTGCTAAGTCTATGAAAAAAAGTAGTGTAAGAAAGTATGCTAAAACAAAGCATGATGACTTACCTAAAAAAGTAAAAGAGGAAAAGAAGAGAGATTATAAAGCTGAGTACAAAAAATTTCAATCATCTCCAAAGATGAAGAAATATAGAGCAGAATTAAATAAGTACAACAGAAAGAAAGGTACTTATGGAAATGGTGATGGCAAAGATGCATCACATAAAGGGGGAAAGATAGTGGGTTTTGAGTCACAATCTAAAAACAGAGGAAGAGCTGAAAAAAGTAGATTGAAAAAAGAATCTTTGAATGAAAGAGAAATGTCTATCAAAGATGCATTTAAAGATTTGGTTAAAGACCACGGTGCTAAAAAAGCATTAGATATGTTAGCTGATGTATTAACTGGTGGGGCTTTAGCAACTATGGATTCCAAAAAAGTAAAAGCTTTTAAGAAAAAACTATTAAAGAAGGTGACTACAGAAGCTAAACTAAATGAGAACCCAGCCGCTATCGCTGCTGCTCAACGTATGGTTGTTCAAAGTAAAGCCGGTAATAAAGTATCTGTAAATACAGCTCGTCAATCCAAATATGCGAAAAAAGACCCTTCGGCACATAAAAAAGCTAAAAGTATTTTTCAAAGAATCAAAGATAGATTTTCTAAAAAAGAATCTGTAAATGAACAATTTTTTGATGCTAAAGGTAAATTTAGAAAATATATGGATAAAGTTTTTAAACAAGCTGGAATTAGAGTAATAAAATATGACCCTATGAAAAAGAATTTTTATAATGGTGCTTGGGGTGGATTCTATACAGTTGCGTCAAGTAATATGGTAGATATGCCTGGCCAAGGTAAAGTAAAAAGAAGTTCTGCTGTTATACCAGTATATATTAGTAGAATAGGTCAAGTTGAGTTAGGAGTTAGTGCTGGTGGTTTTCACTTAGGTAAAGCTGGTAGTCCTCAAGTGTTAAAGAATTTAAAGGATTTTAAGAAATCTGATCTAGATGAATCCGCTGATGTTAAAAAATATTTTGTAAGAGAAAACCTGAGGGAAGTAAAAGACCCACCGATTATAGCTAAAATCAGAGATGTGGTTAAAAACAGACAGAACAAAGTTCTTACCGATCCTGTCAGTAAAAGAAAAATGAGAATGGATGGCTACACTGCAAATGCCATTGTTAAAGTGTATGATGCTATTAATAACGCAAACAAAAAGAAATTTTCTAATCTCTCACTACCAAAAATGCAACAACTTGCGATGAAATTTGTAAAATAGATATATTTATATCTAAGGAGAAAATATATGGCTAACATAAAATTAAAAGATTTAATAAAAGAAATGAGAGTTGCCGGTGGCATTGTATCTCATAGTCCTTGGGTAAAGGAAGAAAAAGACGAACCACAGATAAATGTGAAAGAGCTTGTCTCTAAAATTAGTGACTTTAACTCTATAGGTGAATCTATCTATGGTAAGGGTAATCTAAGAGAGGTTGCCGAATCTCTTTCAAAAATAGCAGAGGGCGCAGCACAACACACACTTTCAGAAGTAGATGATATGTTTGATAAAGTTACAGTTAGCCGTAACATGAAAGAACTTACAGGTTTATCAAAACAGTTCGGTAAAGTTGCTATGGAAGCTAATTCATTACAGGAAAGAATGAGTGGACTATATGAAGATATGGGAAATATTTTGAGTAGATATTACTCAATAGGTGAAAAACATATAGCTGGTCATGATGATGATGACAGAGATGTTAGTAGAGATGATGTGAACGAAGCTGACAAAATGATGTTTAGAGAGGAAGATGACTATAAAGCTTTCTTTCAAAAAGCTATGAAAAAATTTAATGTTTCTGATATTGGAGATATGAGTGATTCTGATAAAAAAGATTTCTTTAATTATGTAGATAGAAACTATAAGGCGAAAAAGGAAACTGATTAATGAAACTTAAAGATTTACTACTAGAAAAACATCCAGGTGGGGCGTTTGACCCAAAAAAACATTTGAAAGACCCTAAAGGGTATTATCAATTAAAAGATTCTGCTGCTAAAGGTATGATACAGCTCTTTCAAAGTAAAATTCTTAAATCAAGCTTTATAAAAGATCTAACCGCAAATGACGATGCTGTCAATATCAGATATGTTATAACAGGTCTCAAAAGAGCAGTCAACGATTTAGAACAAGCGCTATATGATAAGAGAAACTATCCAGCCGAAGGTGGAATGAAAAGAGATAGAGACGGAAAAATAATAGATTATTAAAAAAAGAGGTAAATATGGCAATAAAGGTTGTTGTAAAAAATAATAATTACGAAAAGGCTCTTAGTATATTTAAGAGAAAAGTTAAAGATTCAAATCTAATGTATGAACTCAGAGAAAGAGAGTTCTACAAAAAACCATCAATGGTAAAAAAAGAAACTCAAAACAAAGCGAAAGCTAGAAATCATTGGAAAAAAATTAAGCTTTTGGAAGAAGATTCTCGCAAAAGAGGAAGAAAATTTTAGTTTCTTATATTTATATATATCAAAACTAAATACACCGTTCTTATCTATACGGTGTAACCGAAATATAATAATTCTATTATAGTTCCCAATAACTATACTAAATCCTAAATAGGAGAATAATAATGGATGATCTCTTAAAAGAAGCAATTGCTGACGCTAAAGCAGTTCGTGAAACAGCTTTAGAAAATGCAAAGATGGCTTTAGAAGAGGCTTTCACACCTAGATTACAGTCTATGCTTTCTCAAAAAATCCAAACTGAAATGGAAGATGATGATGAAAAGAAAGATGAAATCGCCAAAGATGATGATGATATGGAAGAACGGGCACATGATGATGACGATATGGAAGAAAGATCAATGATGAAAGCTGGTGAAGAAGATGAAGTTGACGAAATTGAAAAAGACGATGATATGGATGAAATTGAAAAAGACGATGATGTTGATGAAGGTATCATTGAAATTGATGGAGTCAAATACGCACCAGTGGTATCTGAAGAAGAAGACGATGAAGTCGAAGAGGGTGAGCATGAAGATGAAGATATGGAAGAAGATCTTGATTTAGAAGCTGTAATCAAAGAACTCGAGGAAGAACTTAATGAAGAAGAAGATGATGATGAAGACAAAATGGATGAACAATCTAAGTCATCTGGCATAGGTGCTGGTGACAATAAAGTTGTACAGCCAAGTCCTAATGATGAAGAAGATCCAGGTAAGGGAAAACTCAAAGAGGGTGAAGAAAAAGAAGATGTTGATGAAGATATCGATCTTGATGAAGTTCTTAAAGCTCTTTCTGAGGAAGAAGATGAAGATGAGAAAAAAGATGAAGTTGCAGAACTTAAATCTAATCTCAAAGAACATCGTTCCGTAATCGAAGAACTGCGTGGAAAGCTAAACGAAGTCAATTTGTTAAATGCTAAACTTTTGTTTACAAACAAACTATTCAGAAAGTATGGTTTGAATAATGAACAGAAGATGAAAGTCGTTGAGCAATTCGACAGAGCTAGTAACCTTAGAGAAGTCAAGTTAGTTTACTCTACACTTGGTGAATCTTTTGGTGCTGCTAGAAATAATATTAATGAATCTAAGGGTGCAGCTTCAAAACCAATCGCTTCAACCAAATCTGAAAAGGAAGTAATTTCTGAAGGAAATGAGTTGAAAGATAGGTTTAAGAAGTTGGCTAACATCCTTTAAATTGGGAGACAATAAAATGTCAAATTTTGAAAATCTAAGTGATGTGATGACGGGTCATAACCCTCATCAAGAGCTTCTAAAGCAGACTCGTAAGTTAGTCGGCAAATGGGAGCCAACCGGATTGCTAGATGGCATTGATGATTCCACTAAGAAAACAGGTATGGCTGTTCTTTTAGAAAACCAGGCAACGCAGCTTCTTAAAGAGGCTTCACAAACAGGTACTGGTGGTTCTAAAGAAGAGTGGTCAGGTGTTGCTTTACCATTGGTTCGTAGAATCTTTGGTGAATTAGCTGCTCAGGAATTCGTTTCTGTTCAGCCAATGAACCTACCCTCTGGTCTGATTTTCTTCTTGGACTTCAAATATGGTTCCGCTAATGTACCAAATCATGCTGAAAATTCAGATGTATTTGGTAACACTTCAGCATCTAATGCTGACGCAAGTGGTGGACTTTATGGTGCAGGCAAATTCGGATATTCAATTAACGATAAGATCACAGTTCCACTTAATCTAACTACAGATAGTGGTATGGCTGTTGCTTCAGCTTCTTGGAAAGATGTTGAGTTTGAGCCAGATCTTAGTGCTTCTGTTGCTTTAGGACAAATCCAAAAAGTAACAGTCGATCAAGGTAGTTTTACCAGACATGACCAAAAAGGTGCTAGGGCATTTGAAATTACTGGTTCTTATGTATCTGATACATTCCCAGCATATACAACTGTTAATAGTGATGGTGATGTAATTTTCCTTATTAAAGAAAATGGTAATGCTACAGGAACTGCTGCTACAGCATCTGTATTGTATCATGAAGCTCCAACTGCTACACAACGTGGTGATTTTGAAGCTAGTGCAGCTCAGATTGATGCTAATCCTGAAACAGATATCGATATTCCTGAAATAGACATCGCTCTAAAAAGTGAAGCTATCGTTGCTAAAACCAGAAAGTTAAAAGCTGTATGGACTCCTGAGCTTGCTCAAGACCTTAACGCTTATCATTCTGTTGATGCCGAAGCTGAACTTACTGCTATGTTAAGTGAGTATATCGCTATGGAAATAGATCTTGAAATCCTCGATATGTTGAAACTAGACGCTGCTGCAAAGACAGAATACTGGTCAGCAAAAGTTGGATTTGAGTACGATGGTTCAGGTACCGGCGAACCTGCTTTTACAGAAATTAGTGGACAGTCTAATGCTTACACTAAACCATCTTGGTTCCAAACACTTGGAATTAAGATACAATCTGTATCTAATGCAATACATCAGAAAACACTACGTGGTGGTGCTAATTTTGTTGTTGTTTCACCTGAAACTGCTACAATCTTAGAATCAGTTAGTGGTTACATAGCAAACACAGGTGATGCTTCTGGCAAAACCTATGCTATGGGTGTTGAAGCTGTTGGTTCGATTAATAACCGATACACTGTTTATAAGAATCCTTACATGTTGGATAATTCTATACTTGTTGGTTTCAGAGGAAGTAATTTCTTAGAAACTGGTGCTGTATATGCTCCATATGTACCGATGATTATGACACCATTGGTATACGATCCTAAGAACTTTACACCAAGAAAAGGTGTAATGACTCGCTATGCTAAGAAGATGGTAAGACCTGAATTCTATGGTAAGGTGATCGTAACACATATCAACCAAGTTTAATTGAATATCAATTAATCTACTTAAAAAGGGTGGGAGTTTTCTCACCCTTTTTTTGTGCCTTGTATATTTATTATTGAATAATTACATCTTTTAAGGAGAATATAATGGAAGCAATATGGCCAGGTAGTAGTTCGTTTGAGGCTGGTAATACTCCATATGGATTTTACGACAGTGATACAGAATTTTCAGGTTCAGGACAACACTCAGTAGATAAATTTTCAGATTGGGCAGCTAAGAGGTTAGGATATCCAATAATTGCTGTTGAACTACAAGATGTTCAGTTTTATGCCTGTTACGAAGAGGCTATTACAGAATATTCTGCACAAGTTAATCAGTTTAACATAAAAGACAATATACTTTCTTTACAAGGACAAGAAACGGGTTCTGGTGCGACTAAAGAAAACTTAACTCATAGAAAAGTAACTCCAACTATAGGTAGAAATATACAACTCGCAGAACAGTATGGTACGGAAGCTGGAGTTGGTGGAACCGTAAATTGGAAAACTGGTTCAATAGAAGTATCAAGTGGTTCTCAAGAATATGATTTAAATGCACTATGGGCTGATGTTTCAGAAAGTGGGGATGCTATAGAGGTTAGAAAAGTATTTTATGAAGCCTCACCAGCAATAACTAGATATTTCGACCCTTACGCTGGAACAGGCGATGGAAGTTACAATATGATGGATTCTTTTGGGTGGGGAAATTATTCACCTGCCGTTCAATTTATGTTGATGCCAATGTATGCAGACATACTTAAAATTCAAGCAATAGAATTTAACGACCAAATCAGAAAATCAGCATATTCTTTTGAATTAAGAAATAACAAATTAAGAATCTTTCCTAATCCTACGTCAACTTACAATCTTCATTTTCAATATTTAGTTAAGAAGGATAGAGATACGACTTTGCAAGGAACATCGACAGGAGTCATAACAGATGTATCTAACGCACCATATAATAATATGGAGTTTTTAGAAATCAATGATGTTGGAAAACAGTGGATTAAGAAATATGCTCTAGCTCTTTGTAAAGAGTTATTAGGCACTATACGAAGTAAATATGCTTCACTTCCTATACCCAACGCAGAAACAACTTTGGATGGTGATACACTTAGGACTGAAGCAGCATCTGAAAAGGAAATTCTTATGACTCAACTTAGAGAAATGTTAGAACAGACAAGTAGAAAAGCCTTATTAGAAGCTGACAAAGATGAAGCACAATTTTTGAACGAAAAATTGGCTAAAGTTCCATACCCAATTTACATAGGATAATAAAATGGCTGGTAGATTTTTACCTCAAAAAGACATCAATCTTATAACCAGAGTAACCAAAGAATTGGTTGGTGACAAACAAAATAATAAGGATGGATTAATAAATCAAGAAGTTGTTATTTATAAACCATCATTACAGGAGTCAGCAACCAATATGTATGGTGAGGCTTCTAATGGTAATAGGATTTACAAAAATGGAGTTCAAATGAATTGTATCGTTGCTGCAGAAGACTTTGATTACAATGAAGACGAATTCGGTGCGAGTAATAATCAGAATGCAACATTTTCATTTTTACGACAATCTTTTATCGATGCTAGTATGGTTTTGGAGTTGGGAGATTTAATAGATTGGAACTATGGATATTTTGAAGTGGGCTCAATAAATGAAAATCAGTTAATTGGTGGGATGTTTGACCAAAACTATTCAGTTGTTGCAACCGCATTTTTAGTAAGAAAGAGCTCGGTACAAATAGAGAGAGTTAGGAGTATATAATGGCTCGTGAAAAACCAATACCAAGAAGTAAAAGAAAGTTACTAAATAGGGGCCTTTTAAGGTCTAGAAACAATGACGATGTAAAAAACTTTTCTATAGGGTTGATGGATATAGATTCAACCATAATGTTTTATTTCAATAATGTTATTAAACCCACAGTTGAGGAAAACGGTGAGCAGGTAAAAGTACCGATAATGTATTCCAATCCACAAAGGTGGAGTATGGTTCAAAAAAGAGGTTTCTTAGTAGATAATAAAAAACAAGTTATAACTCCTTTAATAGCATTTAAAAGAACTTCGATTGAAAAAGACCAAAATTTAGCAGTAGATAAGCTGAATCCCTTAGACCCAAAACTACATTATACTTTTCAAAAACAATATTCTGATAGGAATAGGTATGATAAATTTGCAGTACAGCAAGGATTGAATGAACAAAAAGAGTTATACAGTGTGGCTGTGCCTGATTACATAACATTACAATATGAATTTATAGTATGGACAACTTACATAGAGCAAATGAATAAAATTGTTGAACACATAATATATTCAGAAGGTTCGTATTGGGGAGAAGATGGAAAGTTTAAGTTTAGAACACAAATAGATAACTATACCGATGCCAGTGAGGTATCAGTAAATACAGAAAGATTGATTAGAACAAATTTTACTGTAACTCTCAATGGTTATCTTATACCCGAAGAATTTAGTAAAGTAGTAACAACACAAAAGCAATTGACTCCAAAGAGAATTGTAATCAATGACGGTATAGGTATTGATATAGCTGATTTGACTGGCGATAAAAAGGATGTGAGAATAAGTGTACAGCAAGCAGATTTAAGACCTGAAGTAAAACCTCTTCAGGTTATTGCAGGAACAGGTATGTCAATCGCAGGCGGTGATACTTTTGACGGAACCTCTCCAACAAACTTCACATTCAGTATAGGACAACCTGTAGAAACGACTAGCACTGTCCAATTTGCTAGTGTAAGTATGTCAAATGCACTACATATTGGAGACACATCATTTGAAATAACACAAAGAGGTGATGGTAAAGCTCAAGTGAATACAGATTGGGTGGTATTAGGTGATATAATTGCAGAAAACTACGTTGTATCCTCATCCGTAACAGATATTACATATCAGTCACTAAGTGGTTCAACTATATTTGGTGATACTACAGATGATACTCATCAGTTGACGGGCTCTGTGACGGTAACAGGTTCATTAGTTGTTACTGGCGGTATAACTGAAGACGGAATTGCACAATCTGAAAAATTTGCATACCTCAGAAAACAGTTTGTTAAGAAATCAACATCCATTACAGCTGGTGCAACTGCTAGTTTTAACGCTGTAACAGCATCTTCACCGACTAGTATGGATGCAACAAATGAACAGGATTTTGTTTTCTTTATAAATGGACAGTATATGGAACATGATGCTGTAGAGATACAACAAGCTGGCTCTGCACTGCTTCTTAAAGTTAATACAGATAGTATAGGTTATCAGTTAGAATCTGATGATGAAATAATCGCTACAGGTAAATTTAATTCGTAGATACCACTTTTCTTTTACCATTTCTTTATATTTATTACTATGAGAAAAAGACATTGGAAAGATAGAAAGAATAGGAAATGTCCCGACTGTAGAAGGGTGATTTACTATACAAGAAAAGATTCCTTTGATAGAGCCGTAGGTAATAATTCTGTTTGTAAATCATGCGCACAGACAGACAGAAAGGTAACTATGGAAACAATTGAAAAAATGAAACAACCTAAAACTGTTGAACATAAAAGAAAAATATCTTACAGTGTACAAAAGTGGTGGGATGGTAAGAGAGAAATAGATTGGCAAAGATTAGATCCCAACAATTAAATCCTAACTTTACGGGTTCGTTTAATGTAAGTGGTTCGTTTGGTATAACAGGACCGTTGACTGCTACAACATTTGTAGGGATGTTGAGTAGCAGTGCTCAAATTGAATCTGAAATATCTGGCTCTACAACTGCTGTCAGTGGTGGTTTAGCGGGCAGAATATCAATTATAGAAGGTAATGTAGGGGCACAAGATTTAAACACTACTGCTACTCCGACATTTGCTGGACTAAATCTAACAAATAATACAAGTATTACAGGCAGTTTGACAGTAAGTGGTGATGTCAGTGGTTCTTCAACTTCAACTGCTTCATTCGGACACTTTACTGGAGATGGTAGTGGATTAACAAGGGTTTTTGAGGGAACTGCTGCTAGTTCCTCTATATCAACAAGATTAACAAGTTTTTCTGATGGAACTGCCACATTAATAAGTGGCTCATCAACCTCAACAGGTTCGTTTGGTCGCGTCTCGACTACTACAGGAATAGTAGGAGCGGGTGGTGTCTCACAGACTGCTCGAACTAACGCTGACGATTTAGTTATTAACAATTCCACTACTGATGGTGTTGGTATCAGTATATTAGGAAGCGATAGTTATTTTAAGAGTATAAATTTTGGTGGAGCTAATAGTAATAGGGATGCCGTAATTTCATATAGTAGCACAAGTGACAATAAGATGACTATTGGAACTACTAGAGCTAGTGGTATTATAAATTTTGTAACTGGTAATGGTGATGTTAGTTTACAATTAAGTGGTGGGGCAAATGGAGTTATAAGTGGCTCATCAACCTCAACTGGTTCGTTTGGTCATCTAAATATACGTGGGCCTAATGATAATGTTGCCAACTTTCAATCTGGTAACAGAACCTTATCTTTAATACTAAATGATTCAGCACCAAGTGGTGATGTCGGAGTGCAATTTAGAGCTGGTGCTGGTGATTACTTAGGTTTAGCAGCTGGTGGTGGAAGTGCATACGGCATTGTAGTTCATAGTAATAGTAATGTCGCAATTGGACACGAAAATCCTAATGATAAACTAGATGTTCTTGGGGGAATAATAGCGAGTGGTAACATAAGCGGTTCAGCAACTTCAACTGTTTCGTCTGGTCTTGGTAGAATTAGCAAAAATTTTAGTGTAGGTACATCTTGGACACCCGCTGGAACTTACGGAGTAGCCCGTTTTCATGGGGAACATAACGGTGGTGGTACTCGTGTTATGTTTAGTAATTCTAATAGTTCAATTAGATATGGTATTGTTATGCATGGTTCAGATACAGGAACTGCAGATAAGTTAGGTATTGGTTTGTTGCTGAATGAAGATGCTACTTACGCAAATGCATCTCCAGCGATGACAATAGATTCTAGTAAAAATATCGGCATCGGGAATCAAAGTCCACAGAATCCACTTCATGTTTATAACGGTACAACAAATGCAGTTGCATTGTTTGAGTCAGGTGACGCACAAGGTGGAATAGCCTTAAAGGATAATTCTACGAGTGCCAATGTATTTTTACTCGCAACTGGAAATGATTTTGATATTCAAACGGGCGGTGTAGCAAATAGACTAACAGTAAAGTCAGATGGTAATGTCGGCATCGGAACTTCAAATCCGACACGTGCTCTTGATGTAGTCGGTGATATAAAAGCTACTGGTGATATTATAGCTGAAAACTATATCGTATCTTCTTCAGTAGTTCATCTAACTCAATCATTCAGTAGTGGTAGTACAATATTTGGAGATACTGCTGATGATGTTCATGAGTTTATTGGTGATACGATAAGTGGTTCATCAACATCAACTGGTTCGTTTGGTTCATTAGTAGTATCGGATAAAGTTCAAGGTGATTTGATAATAAGTAGTTCAACAAATGGTAGTATACTAAAAGTTAAAACAACAACTACCAATGGCGATGCTTTTGCTCAATTTGATACAGATGGCATGACAGTTAAAATTGGAGCTGATGGTCACAGCGGAACTTACAGAGAAGGTTTGATTTCTGTATCTGGTAACAAACCACTTATGCTTAAACTTGGTTCTGCGGGTGAAAATAAAAGAGTAATGTTTGGTGCAAGTGGTGGTATAGGTCTTGGAGGTAGTTATGCTTTAGAAACTGCCACATTAATTGATCATGGAATAAAAGCTGAAGGAACAATATATTCAGATTCAGACATAAGCGGCTCAATAACTTCAACTGGTTCGTTTGGTTCGGTTCATGTACCAGATAAGATTGGTTTAGGCACATCAAATCCAACTGCTCAACTCCATTTATTCAGAGATGATTCTACAACAGATACGACAAATGGGATATTAATCGAACAAGATGGTACTGGTGATGCTGTGCTACAATTCTTACTCACTGGTACGAAAAGATATATCATGGGAATCGATAATTCCCAATCCGATGCATTTAGAATTACACCAGGAGTATCAGATATTAGTAGTGGTACTATTCATTTAAGCTATGGTTCCACAGGTGTATTAGCTCTAGAGGGTTCTACAGCAAGAATTGGTGTAGGAACAGATAATCCCAATGTACAATTAGATGTGCGTGGATTTGGTCATGTTGAAAAGAAATTCGGAGTAGGTTTTACAAATAAAACACCTGATTTTCATCTTGAAGTACATGGTGATGCTTTCATAACTGGTAGTATAAGTGGTTCAGCAACCTCAACTGGTTCGTTTGGCGAACTTCATATTGCTGATAAAGTCGCCATAGGAAACACTACGCCCGGTAGTTTTCATAATTCATCATTGGTTGTTGGAACTGGTGCTACAGAGGAAAACTTAACTTTATATGCTGGGGGTACTAATCCCTCTGGACTTTTCTTTGCGGACTCTACTAGTGGAAATGGTAGATTTTCTGGACAAATATATTATCTTCACGGTGAAGATAAAATGCAATTTGCGACTGGCTATACAGGAGCAAGTTCTTATGTTTTAGAGTTAACAGGTAATAAAATAAGTGGTTCAGCTGCCTCAACTGGTTCGTTTGGTAGAGTAGTAGTTCCAGCTCAACCTAGTGGTGGCCCGATAACACTTGGTGGTGGTGCTTATCAAGATGTAATAATAGGTGATGGTAGTGGAACTGCTGATATTGTTTTAGATGGCAATAGTGAGGCGGTTTTAAGATACAAGATTGGTGGGAATGAAAAATGGTTTCTTTTGGCTCGAAGTTCAAATAATTTTGTTTTTAGAAGAAATAGTGCAGATAGAGTAACAATTGATACTAACGGAAACTTTGCAATTGGTTCTAATCTTGTTCCAACCGAGAGACTTCATGTTGGTGGTAACATATTCGCCACAGGAAACATAAGTGGTTCAGCAACTTCAACAGGTTCATTTGGTGTAATTAAGTCTATGTCAACACTTGGTTTCAGTTTATTTAACAATCAAGTTTATGTTAATAAAGATGGTAGTGCCAGTTCACCATCAATAAATGTTATACCACAAGGTGGAAATGGACTTTATAAGTATGCAAGTAACGAAATAGGTGTTGCTACAAATGGAGCAGCAACTGCCAGATTTTCATCTACTGCTGGTTTGGAGATGTTGGTTGGTAATGTAAGTGGTTCAGCAACCTCAACTGGTTCGTTTGGTGATGGTAGATTTATTGGGAATGTTGGTGTTG